GAGGCACCGGGCGATCCACTCGGCGTGCTCGTACTGGGCCCTGGTGAGCTTCTGGGCGATCTGGTGCGAATGAGGCTGCCAGACGATCACGTAGTAGAGGCCCCAAAGAGCAGCGGGAATCGCGAGGGCGCAGAACCACGAGATCATCGTTTCCCCTTTCGCGCGTCGTCCAAAAACTGAGCTGCCCGCTTGAGGACCGCCTCTGCCTCGTCGCCGTAGTGGCGCACCAGCACCGCCGCGATGGCACGCGCATCGGGGTCGTAGCTCTTGCCGGCTTCGTCGGCGGTCGAGCGAAGCTTCCGGTCGAGCGCCGCGGGAGCGCCCTCGAGTTTCAACCGGTAGCGCCCCGTAGGGGTCAGGCTCCGGGTAGGTTCTGGGGCGCTTCCCGATTTCGGGGGAGCGACCCCAATGATGGTGGGGCGAGGGGCGTTCTGGGGGGCCATGCTGGGTCCTACGTAACGTATCCCACCGGTATCCCCCGTCAACCATCGAATCCCTATCTTCCACCCCTGTTGGAAGAACGTCAACCAACGTTTGACGGGGGATACCGGCGTGATATGTTCCGTAGAACACGACATGCGCCCCCGAGCCCCTCTTTTCACGCTCCTCCTCGTAGCCGCGAACTTGGTCGCCTACTCCCTCGAGCTCGGCGCCGGCGGCCTGTCGGCCTGCGAGACCTACGGCCTGGTTCCGAAGGCTCTTATGTCGACGGGCATCCTCAGCCCCCTCCTCACGAGCCTCTTTCTGCACGACCCGGGGGCTCTCACCCACATCGCCGGGAACATGGTCTTTTTGGCCCTTTTCGGGACCCTCGTGGAGGGGCGCCTCGGACACCTCCGTTTCTTGGCCCTCTACCTGGCTGCCGGCGTCTTTGGGGGCCTCATGCACGTCCTCGTCGCCCCCGGCTCGACCGACCCCCTCGTGGGCGCCTCCGGGGCCATCTTCGGGGTCCTCGCCGTGGCCGGGGCGCTCTACCCCCGCCTCCTCGGGTTCGTCGCCGCGTTCGCCGGCCTCAACATCTGGAACGCCTTCACGGGAGGTTCCGGGAACGTCTCTTTCGGCTGCCACATCGGCGGGTTCATTGTCGGCTTCCTCGTCGTCGTTCTTCTTCGGGCGACCGACAGCGAAGCCTTGGAGGCGACGTGAAAACGGCCCCTCGAATGACCATCGCGCGCGAAGCAGAGGTGCGGCGGCTCATCGATACGTACATCGATTGGGCCCTTATGGGCCCCGCCAGCGAGATTCTAGCCGAACTCGACGCGGTTCGAGCCGATCTCGCCGAAGCGCGTCGAAACAAGATCACCGCGAATCAGATCGATTGCCCGCGTTGCGGGTACCAAAAGGAACTTCCGTAGGAGATTCAAATGAACACCAATAAATCGACCGATCAAGCCAAGCCCACCCGCAAGAACGGGCGCCTCGACAGCACAATGCGCGATCTCGCCGCCGGCCTCCGCGACGTGATTACCGCAACGGCGGGCACCGCCCTCGAAGAGGATCCAGAGGACACTTTCACCGACCTCGCGTTCAGGTTCGTCAGTGAACTCCAGAAGCGAGGGCTCATGATCACGGCGTTGCCGACGTCGGAGGAGCGCATCCAACGCGCGATGTCCAAAGCCGCCGCCGACGGCCTGGAGACGCTCACGGGATGGATGCGAAACAACCCTGGGTGTTCGTACGACACCCGCATGAGCGCGACGGGCAAGTTTCAGATCGTCCTCAGGACCGCCGAAGGCCCGAAACTGCTCTTCGGAGGTGATGTCCAAGACGTCTACGGGCAAGCCGCGACGATCATCCGGTTCAACGGAGGCAACCCGTGAGCCTCCCCAGCACCGCCCCGCGCCCCACCTGCCGCTATTGCGCGAACCCGGTGCCGTCCGCGGCCATCCACTTCTGCCGCGCGTGCGAGTCGAAGCTCCCTGGGGGACGGGTGGCGGCTATTCTGACCACCTCCGGCATGAAAGTAAATCAGACCGACATCGACATCGCGATCGAAGAGGCGAAAGCCCAGATCGCTCGAAACGACGGGGACGAGCGGCAAGCGCTCCGTCACGAACACTCGGCTGGCCTCATAAAATGGCGCCGGGACAACAAGAAGGCCGTCGAGCGCATCGAGCTCCGGCCCGCTGCCATTCAGACGAAGACGCCCGTCATACCTCCAGACGTGAAAGAGGCGTCGGATCGGATCGTTCACACGCTCAATCAGCTCAAGCGCGAGGGGTTCGCTCTGGAAGTTTTGAAACGCGCATGCGACGAAGCCCAAACGAGAATCTCGAATCGCAAGGAGAGTTGAAACCCGTGGCCGAAAAACAAGAACAGCAGATCCAGACGGCAATCCGTCTCCCCGAGACACTCTTGAAGCGCGTCGACAAGATCGCCGAGAAGTTGTCTCAAGCGGGCATGAGCCCCATCACCCGCTCCGAAGTGATTCGCCTATTCGTCACACAAGGCGCGGAACGCGCCGAAAAGAGGAAACGATGAAAAGTTCTAGCCGCCAAACTACAACCCCGCTCCTCGAGCGCCGCGCCCGCGAGATCACGAATCTACGTACCGAAGTGGCGACGTTGAAGGCGCGCGTTGCCGAACTCGAAGCGGAGCTCGCAGCAGCGAAGAAGAAACTATGACCTTCCGCGGAGACAAGTACGACAACTACCGAGCCGGTCTGCTCGCCGGCGGGGTGTCCGAAGCCGAAGCTGACAGCGCTATTCGTGACATGAAGGCTGAGGACGCGAAAATAGACGCCGGCATTTGCCCAAAAAGAGACGGCTCGCCGAGTGCCCGGCATGTGCTCACACGAACACTCGACCGCCGTCAGGCGGGCCCTACCGAGATCGCCGGCAAGCGGTTCAACTATCGATGCACCTGCGGGTGGTTCGTCGATCGATGCGAACCGGTAGGAGAAAATTGAACGACATGCCACGCGCGAGCCTCCTGGCCCTTCTCGCCCTCGGTTGTGGGCGCGTCGGGTACTACCCTATGGGGCTCGAGGCCGAGCTCAACGCGCCCGACGGAGCCGTCGTACAGACGGCTGCGCCGGACGGCGGGGCGCTCCTCGTCGAAGCCGCACCCGTCGGGCCGGCGCTCGGCTGCTCCGGAGAACCCGTTGTGCAGCACTGGGGCTTCGATCAGGGTCTCGAGCAGTGGGAGTACCGGCCGCCCTACCTCGAAACAGCGGCCTGGAGCCCAGAGGGGCACTCCGCCGGCGGCTCGGTTCGATTCGAGACCCCAGACGCGCCCCACGGGTGGCTCGTGCTCCCGACCCCCCAGGGCGACATGCGCGGGCGCACGGGCTCGGTATGGCTCAAGCTCGAGGCGGGAGGCCCCCTCAACGTGCTCGCTTACGTATCGAACGGAGATGACTACGGAGCCGATCGGGAAGTCACGATCACGCCGGGAGACTGGACGTGCTTCGAGTTCAGCTTCGATGCTCCGTCAACGCCCGGCTTCGCTCCGAAAGACGTTCAGATCTTCGGGTTCGCGTTGAACGCTTCGGGGCCCGTGACCCTTTTGATCGATGACGTAGGAATCCGATGAACACGCCCCCGAAACCACCCACCCCACGCATGACTCCCTCCGGGGGAACAGCCGCCCCCGGACTCCCGCCCAAGATCTGGTTCGTGATCTGGTTGAGTGGTGAGCACAGCTTCATCCGAAAAGAACCGCTCGAGGGCATCGTCGCTTGGGCCAAGAACGTCGACGCGACGGTCACCGAGTACACGTTCGGAGCCGTGATCCACACCCCTCCCCCGAAGAAAAAAGAGAGCTTGAAGCCGTGAAGAAAACCGGCGGTGACTTTCTCACGCTCACGGAGATCCGCGAGATGCTGCGCGAGACCAACGATGCGTACGACGGTCCGGCGGGAGTCGCTTTGGTCATCCCTCCTGGAGAAACCGTCCCGCGTCTTTGCTGCGAAGGTACCTACGGCGATCCGTTCGATTCGGTAGTCGATCTCCCAGGCGACGGCCTCCCGTTCCCCGAGCGTGCCTACGCCGAAGCGCTGCGCGTGTCGTCCGTTATCGTCGAGCGCGAGTAGATCGACGCCGCCAAAGACGAAAGAACAGCAAGGCGAATGGGATTGCGATCGGAAGCGCGAGCCAGAGCTCCACTGATCAACGACTCCGACGACGCTGCCGAGCGCGACCGACTTGATCCGCGATCTTCCTCACGCTGCGCACGAGGCTCGGGTCTGTGATTCGAGAGAAGATGTCGGTCGCCGCCTGGACGGTCTCGTTGTCGCTACTGAGCAACCCATCGAGGGGGCTCGAAAGAAGATCGTACTTGTCGATAATCTTCACGGCGCGCAGCGCTGCGGCCATCCGCTCGTTGTCGTTATTGTCACCGTCGAGAGCGAGTTTGATGAGGTCTTTGACCTTCTGACGTCTGCTCATGCTCATCGTGCGATATCCGTTCTGCCGAGCACGGTGTCTCTGTCGGCTTGCATCTCGCGCTCTCTTCGAGGGGCCATGCGCTCGGCCTCTTCAGACGCGCGCACGAGAAGCGCGGCGAGGTTCCGCGCAGCGATCGGGTCCAAAGTCTTCGAGAGAGCTGCGGCAACGACACCGGACGGATCCGGAGGGCGAGGATCGTCGATCCACACGTTAAGCTCGACCTGCCCGGGGCTGCACCACACATCTGCCGCCTTACGCGGACTGTTGTGGCGCGGCCCCTTCACGTCGCCGATGAACACGCTCACAGCGGATTCTCGGCACCCGATCGATGACTGCGCGCGTTGTGGCCGGGCTTGCGGCACACGGTGCACTTCTTCTTCGCGGAGCCCTTGGCGACCTTCGCCTTCTTCTTCGCGGGCTTCTTCTTTTTCTTCTTGGAGGCCATGGCTCATTCTTTCTCGCGTGTGACCGCGACGTCTTCATCCGTCTGATTGGATCGCGTTTCTACGCGACCGAACACTATCCACCAGAGCCCGACCGCGTAGGCCGTCGGGATACCGACCAGAACAAGCAGGACGAGGGTTCCGAGGAGCCCGCCCCCGGACGTTTCAGTCGTCGTCGTCATCATCGTCGTCATCGTCGGCGGCCCTACGACGACGCTTGCCTTTGCGACGTTTTCTGGCGGTGCCGCTCTCGAACCTGTGCGCGAACTCCTCGAGCATCGCGTCGGCGTATTCGGAGGCGAAAGCTGCCATGTCGTCGACCACGTCGACGTCTTCGTCGTCAGGCTCCTCGTACACGGCCAGCGCATCGCGCGTCCAGCCGACCCACATGTCTTTCGTCTTCTCGTCTTTCGTAGCCATCGCCTTTTGGAGGTACAACCTCCGTTAACCGTTGTCAACACCTTCTTCCCGCCGGCGCGAGTAGTCGCGTTCAGCTTCGGCGAACGCCAGAAGATCCAATCTGGATTCGAACGAAAGAGGTTCTCCCGTCCGAAGATGGCGAAGACAGGCCCACGCCAAGTCGATCTGCTCGGCGTTCGGGTTCATCGGGATGACGGCTCCCGAGCGCCCGAGCATGATCTGCATGAGCGGAGGTCTCATGCGAATCGGGGCCTCTTCAGTACGACGTCGCCCTTCCACGGAGCTTCGTCTTCCTCTTCGTGGATGAGAACCCGCTCGTCAGGCAAGACGCCGAGCACGGTCAACTCTTCGACGGCTCGCGCGGCGCCCGTCTCGGGTGTCACCTCCTCGAGCGAGATCCTGAGAGCCGGCACGTCGAAATGAAGCGTGCCGCGCGTTCGAGCGAACTGGACGAATACGGAACGACGACCGACCTTGTCGACGACAACGAACGGGTGCCGCTCTTCGCCTTTTTCGATGAGACGTTCGAGCGCCTGACGGATCGGCTCTTCGGCTTCGGCGAGGAGATGGTTCACTTTGAAAATTGCTCCAACATTCGACTCAGCTCCAAAGGCGGAATCCCGTAAGGCCAACGCTCCGGTGATCTTCGCCGAATCGTTTTCTCAAGCTGATTACAACTTCTACACGTGTAAATCCACGTGGCCGTGCCCGCCAATTTAGCCTTGATCAAATCGTCTCCGAATGGGGTATCGTAGTGGTAGCGGACAAAACAACGCCACAACCCGCCGCGCGTTTTGTACAAAAACTTTCGCCAAGGGCGGCAACAGACCGGACAACTTTCCGGAAGGTGAGATCTGCACCTCACCCGTTCGACTACCGGTTCGAAGCTACGTGCTCGCCGTCTCCGTGCGTGTCGAATGCATTCTCGATACCGCGCTATGCTTCTCGCAATACGTCGAGCGAAAACACGTTCTGCCGCACGCCGTTCATCCGACGTCACAGAGTCTTGCGCACATTCGACAGAACAGTACACGGTCGAATCGCTAGACGGTGCGAACTCTTTTTGACAGTAACGACACACCCGTTTTTTCAACATGCGAAACGCCCCCAAGTGATCTCACGTCCCCGTAACGCAAGATCGACCATGCGCCCACGAAGAGCCACAAGAGGCTGGGCATCGAGCCCCTCAACATGCGCTCGGCTTCCAATCTTCACAGTCCAAACGAGAGGGGCCCCGTTGCCGTTCGGGTAACATCGAAGAACGAAACGATCGAGTGCATCGAAGCCCACCTTCGCTTCGAAGTGTTGCGTAAAGCCGGCTCGAATCTTTGCGCGAACCAAACCCGAACCGTGTTCTCGCCGAGCCTCTTCAAGCGCTTTGGGGGGCAAGACGTCGAGGAGATCGAACGTCGTTCGTTCAACACAATGTGCGTGAGAGCAATGAAAATGACCCCAGCCTGCGGCAGTCGTCGCCGGAAAAACTACCGTCGATGAATCCCCGTCTACGCCGCCGGTGTGTTGCGTGGACCACGGACAAGCGACAGCTAGAGCGCCATTATCGAGAAGACCAAAGGACATGTTGGCGCGTTCGAACGCACGTCCAAAGAAAGTCTGATCAGAAGGATCACACACAACCCGTTCTTTTCCCTTGGGTTTCGCGGGCGCCTTGGCAGATTTCACCAGGAAAGAACGGAAGTGGGGGGATTTCGATTCCTTCAACGCCCGCGCCACATCGAGCGCTTTCCCGCCGATCTCTTTCCACTCGTACGTCGCCCCCGGTGGGTGGCTCGGCAGGTACCAGAATCGGCTCGCGTCCCTCGTCGACTCGTCGAGGATCCGTTTCGTCTTCGTGATCTTGTCGGCGACCCAAGTCCAGATCCGCGCGTACTCGTCCGCGTCGACGGGCCTGTCGAACGGAAAGATGACCCGCAGCTTCGGATATTCGATCGTGTGTCTGAACGTCGTGTACGTCACGCCGTGCACGCCGGGCAGTAGCGTCTCAGCCTGACGCACCGTCGTGTCACCCTCGTCGAAGTCGAGAATGAGCGCGTGGACCCGCTCGACTCGAGGTAGAGACCGCCGGTTCTCGAGGAAGGACGCGAGCGAGAAGCCGGCGACCTTCCGCTTGTCGCGCACGACCTCGGGCTCTCGAACGAACGTGTCGATGAACGAGCTCCAGGTTCTCTCCTCGCGTCGGCCTCGTGAGAACGAACGCCAGAGAGTCACCGAGAGTGTTGAAGACGCTGTCAACGTGGTTTCCCTTTTCTCCTTCGGGTCGGAGAACGGCGCGAGCAGAACGACACCTGCTCGCGCCGTTCGTGTCTGCTAGAGGCTGTTGAAGAAGTTCCAGGTATCAGCGCCCCAGCCTGACGGGAGCTGGTGCCCGAGACTGGGGTAAGCGCACTCGACGACTGGATGAGCGCACGTGTCGTAGGACACGCACGGACTCGGAGACGTCGGTGTGGCCGTCGCCGCGCACGAATTGAAGGATCGCATCAGCGCGCTCGTAGATTGAAACTGCTGGAGCGTGTACGCGCCATCGGAGTTTGAATCGTGCGTGAAGCGGTAGGCCGCGTCGGTGGCGGTGGGGCACGTGAGGTTCATGTACGTCGTGTAGTCGCTCGGATCGTTGAAGGCGTACGAGCACGACGCCGCTCCGACCGCGCGAATGACGTCACCGCGACAGCACGAGAGCGCTACGGTCTGATCGCAGCCCCAAGAGAACCCGGCGGCGAATATTTTCTGGGTGTTGATGCAGTAGCTACTCTCGAGGATCGACATCATGTGGTCGAAGAAGGGCATGTCGCGCCCGCCGCAGGAGTCGTCCCAACCGATGCCGTCGGTGCCGACTTGGCGCCCTTGCGGGAATACGAAGATGCTCGCGTTAGCGGCACCCGGCGTGTCTTGTACGCCCCAGCTCGCAGCGATGGCTTCGTTCTGGTTCAAGCCGTGGTACACGAACGTGAGATCGAGGGGGACTGTCGGGTTGTACGTCGCAGGAACCACGACCATGAAATCACGGCGAACGGCGTTACCGTCTCTCGTGGCTACGTGGAACGTGCCGGTTCGCATCCCGGTGAGCCCGCACCCCGAGCTCATCCCGTTTCCCGAAGACATCGTGATACCTGCCGAGTCGCTCTTCGACGGGTCTTGGTTAGACGTAGCTACGACGTGGCATGGGCTGCGTGCGCTAGTCGGAGCTGAGTACAAGCCGGATGACGAAATCGTCCCGCACCCCGGGCTCTCCAAGATAGACCAGACAACGGAAGTGTCTTGTGCGTTCGTGACGGTAGCTGAAAATTGAAAGTCAGTCCCTAGTTGAACGGTAGCCGCGTTCGGCGACACGGACACCGTGATCGGTGGGGAGGCGTCTGTCTCGAGCGCGCTCCTTGTGGCAGTAAGCGTGTCGGTGGTTTCGGATGGTGCGCATCCAACCAACGACGCGATGAGCGCGATGTACAGTATTTTGATGGGTTTCATTTTTCTATTCCTCACTTTTTAGTTACGTGAAAGTTTTTCGGTCATCGTACGTTCTTCGCGAGGTCCCGGTAGAACGCGGCGGTGTCCAGGTAGATGTGACGGTGGGGGCGGTTCTCTTCGAGAGCTGCCTTCTCTTCTTCTCGTCGGGCCATCTTCTCGTACCTGTCTCGCTCCCACTTTCGAGCGCTGGCTTCTACCCGGAGCCGGTAGGGACGAAGGAGTTCGGCGATCACGAACAGCAAAATGATCCCTGCGACGGCCATCCAGTGATCTTTCATGCTCGTTTCTCTCCTGGGTACTTCAAGCGCCAGGCGGACGACGCGCGTTCTATTTCTACGATCTCGTTGCCGTCGCGCATCTTGGTCGGCACGTCGTGCAGCTTCACCTTGATCATCGCCGGCGTTGCGGGCGTCTTGTCTGTTGCCGGGGTTCCTGGTGTGACCGACATGACGGTCCCCGGTTTGGTACCGACGAACACGAAACGACCGACTAGTTCATCGCGCATCAACTGGTTCTCCTTGAAGGTAGCTTTCGTTTTTGCGCGGCGCGGACACGCCGTACTATTTTCGACGGTGAGAGGTAGAAGCCGTCGTGGTTCACGCCGGTCGCGTCGCAGATCATTTTCGAGAACTTCGGAACACTGAGGCGGCCTCGTTTCGCGTTGCACTCTGCGCAGCACGTGATGAGGTTACTCGGGCGGTTCGAGCCTCCGCGCGAGCGAGAGACGACGTGATCGATCGAAGCTTGGCGAATGCGCCACCAGCTACGAGGATCCCGTCTTCGGGGAGCGTCGGACGCTCGACCTCACAGCAGCACCACACGCATCGCCAGCCGTCTCGTTCGTAGATACGCAATCTCGTTGCGCGGTTCAGCCAGTTGCTTCCTTGCCCGCGGTTGCCGGCGGTGGGACTGCGTCTCGTTGACGGACGCTTCTTTTCTCCGAATAGTTTCTCGACGTCTACGTTGAGTTCGGTGGACCACTTGAACACCCCGCTCGGCGTGTCGAAGAGTTCCGACAGCGAAGTGAGCCTGGGTGATCTCACGCTGCGCGCTCGATCGCGGAGGTTCGACGCTTGGGGCGTAGAGCGCGCTCGAGAAGCGAGCGTACGACGAAGCTCGTCTTCACCTCGGAGCCGAGCGCTTTGCTCATGCGCAACCGCTCACGTTCGAGGGCTTTCCGCAACTCGCGAGACAGCCGCACGTCGACTTTTGTTTCCATGACGGCGAATCTAGTCTCACCGACGATGTCCGACAAGGCCCCTTGACGGGCGGCCTCCTCGAAGGCTAGCATCGCCCCTCACCGTCGAAACTGAAAACTCGTCGAACCGTCGAAAAGAAGGCCCGCCATTGCCTACCGCGAGCTGGGATACGTGTCTCCTCAAGAACAAGCAGGGCATGTACTTGCCGTGTTTGGCGAACGCCGTCGCGATCCTCACGCACCGAAAGGAGTGGCACAACGTCATCGCGTTCGATGCGTTCGCCGGCGTGATCGTCAAGAAGAAGTTGCCGCCATGGTCCGACGATCTGGCGCCCGAAAACAAGGACGTCGGAGACTGGACGCAGAGTGATTCGGCGCGTGCCGCCGTGTGGCTCTCGAACGAGTACCAGTGTTCTTTCTACTCGTCCGTCGTCGACGAGGCGGTGCAGCTCGTTTCGGAAAGGTGGTCGATCCATCCGGTGCGCGACTACTTGAACGAGATTCCTAAGTGGGACAATAAAACGCGCGTTGACGACTTGCTCATTCGTGTCGGAGGGGCCCCTGACACACTTTACACTCGAGCCGTCACCAAGAACTTTTTCCTAGGTGCTGTCGCGCGTGTGATGCGGCCTGGTGTGCAGGTCGACACGGTACTCATTCTCGAAGGAGCGCAAGGCGCTCACAAGTCTACTTTCCTCCGCATCCTCGCATCCGACGATTGGTTTTTGGATACGGTCTTCAACATTGGAGGCAAGGACGGCTACCAGGCGCTTAGAAGAAAGTGGATCGTCGAGTTCAGTGAGCTCGATGCTCTCAACAGCGCCGACCTTGCGCGAGTCAAAGCTTTCATCTCGTCGGTGAAGGACAGCTACCGCCCCTCGTATGGGAAAACGACGATCGACTTCCCTAGGCAGAACGTATTCGCCGGAACCGTCAACCCGAACGGCGCCGGGTACTTGAATGACACGACCGGCGCTAGGCGGTTCAATCCTGTTCTGATCGCCAGCAAGATCGATCTCAAGATCGTACGTGAAGAGCGCGATCAGATTTGGGCGGAGGCGTTCGCTCGGTACAGAAAAAACGAGAAGTGGCACATGCGGGACGAGAAGCTGCTCGCTTCGGCGGCGGCCGAAGCTGAAGAGCGGCGAGAACCCGAGCCGTGGGAAACTCACTTCAAGGAGTACCTGTCAATGAATCGGGCGCTCTATCGGAAGGGCGGGGTAACCATCACCGACCTGCTCACCAACGCCGTGGACGTGACCAAGGACAAGCAGAACCGGGCAGCGCAGGCCCTAGCCGGCAAGGCGCTCCGGGCAATCGGCTGGACGAGGATTGTGCGGGGCACGGACGACGTCCGCCGCTATTTTCCCGCCGAAGCTCCCAAAGAGCACTCTTCTACTACCTCCAAACCTCCAACCAAAAATAGGGGTCCTAGTGGGGGTAGTGATCAGAAGGGTACTGGGAAATGAGTGGGGGGTGCCTCGTCTCGAATTTCGGTTGGAGGGTTGGAGGTCCGGTGGCCGTCGAAGGAGCACTTTATTGATCGATCTCCAAGTCGGAATCCTCGAGCTGTTCGGCGAAGCCCAACAACAGTCGAGCTACTTTTGTTCGTACGCCGAGCGAGACTCGTTCACTGTGCGACGCGGGAACGGCGGATCCGTCTATCGCTGTGAGCTGTGCGGTTCGTTGGCTTCGGAGCATCGCTGCCCATTTTCAGACAGGGCTCCGCCAGAAAATTTCACCTGCTTGCCGCACCGTCCCTACCGTGCGCTCACGGTCAATGAGTTGGAACGTCAACGTACTGCCAACCGAGAGCGTTACCGTCGACAGCCTAGAACAACGCCGCTTTCGAGAGAGCTTCGAGAGAAGATCGGGCAATGCGTCACGTGTGGCGCGCGGGCCCCAGAGCATCGTTGCATCGCGCTCGAATCTCGAAAGGTAGGGTGAGATGGGTCTTCAACCGTCCGCGTCGAAAACCGAACTGCTTCTTCTGTGCCCGCGCCCGTTCGACCCCGGGCTCGTAGCCGAACCCGATGAGCCCGGCGAACCAGCGAGGTACGGATCGGCGTTTCATCAGGTAATCGCCGCGTGCCTTCGCTCGCCCGTGAAGAAGCCGCTCGAGAAGAGCGCCGGTGCCTACGCGAAGGAGATCGACCGCGCCGCCAAGCGCTACGACGTCAAGGAAGCGCGCGAGGAGCTCGCCGGACACGTCAAGAGCAGCGTGAAGGTGCTCCGCAACTGGCTCACCCGCGAGAAGCTAGAGATCGCTGAGATTGAAACGGCGTACGCGGTGAGTGCTAAATCGGACGGTACCTGGAAGGCGCGCACCATCGAGGCACACGATGAGGACCACGTGTACGCTGTCGCCGACGATGAGTTGCCGGGTACCGTCGATCTCATCGCGCGCAACGCCAACCGAAAGCGGCGGGTCGTCATTGATCACAAGACGGGGTTGTTCGAAAGTTGGATCGCGAACGACGAGAACGCGCGGTTCGCTCGACCTTCGACGGTATCGCAGCTCCGTACGCTCGGGCTCGCTGCTGGGTCGCTACATGGCGAGCTCGGGATCTTCCATGCAGATCGGAAAGGGCTCCCTATCGTCTACGCGGAGCCGTACGAGATCGAAGACCAGCGAGCTCACGCAAAAGAGCTGCACGCCGCGTTCGATCGCATCGGAGGTGGCTTTCTTCGCCCCGACGAGTACTGCAAGCGCTGCCCGGCGCGTATCGGTTGCCCTGCCGCTGCGGCGTACCTCCTCGTCGAAAGCGCGGCGGTGCTCACCGAGGCCGCGAACAAGCTCATGCTGGAGCCCGTCGACCCGAACGCGCTCTGCGCGCTTCCGACCGAGCCCCCGCCGGAGGGGATGCTCGAGGTACGTGCCGGCGCGCTCTACGACATGTTGAAGCGGTTCCGTGAGCTCGAGAAAGCCGGCTCTGCCGAGTTGAAGCGTCTCGTGCGTCTCGGATCGGTCATCGAGACGAAAGACGGAAAGGTGCTCGAGATCCAAGAGCAGACCTACGAGACACTTTCGAAGAAGAGCGTCATCGAGGCCCTCGGAAAAGTCGCCGGCGAGAAGTTGCTCATGCAGCTCCGGAAAAAAGGTGTTATCCGAGAAGCGACGCGCGAGATGTTGGTGGCCCAAAAATGAGGTACCGAGACCTGAAAGAAGAACGCGACGCCGCCGTCGCCCGCGCGCTCGAGGCCGAACGCCTTTCGATGAAGAGCGAGTTCGTTCGCATCACCGAAGAGTTCGAGTTGAAGAGAAGGGGGCTGACCGATTCTTGGATTGCAGCCACTCAGGCGGCTTATCGAGACGGTTTCAACGCCGGCATAGAAGTGATGGCTGACGACATCTCCGACTGCTTGAAGCGTCGTTCGATGTTGGTGCCTCCTTCGCTGAAAGCGAATTCAACGAAGACGATCGACGAGCTACGCAAGCAACGCGATGGGCTGTGGGCGCTCCTCGACAATATCGACACGCTCGACGATGCGTGTCGCGGCGACAACGAGCGCTTCCGTTCGCTGACGTACCGTCAGCAGCGACGGCGCTTTGCAATCTACAATCCGGAGGCGCATGAAGGACGCGGAGGAGGCGGCGAAGACGGAAGCGGCGCGGCACTTGAAGGAAACGATCGTTTGGTCGAAGTACCCGAGGCTCGCGATGATCTTCAAGGAGCGGCCTCCACAGAACATCTATTGGCACGAGCTGGCAGCTCTGATTCGTGAGCTGCGCTCGAGTTAGCGCGGAAGGCACTCAATGAAAGACGAAAACGACAAGATCGCGTTCGGACCCGAGATCGCCCCCGGCGTTCACGTGGCCGCACGCCGGTCTCCGGACGGTGAGGTCAGGCAAGTGGCGATCATGCCGATGCGCGACGGCGCCCCGCTCTCTCCCGGCTCGGAGGTCGCGCACGTGGACGAAGCGTGCGAAGACGGGTGGCACACGCTCACCAGCGTCTACAAATCCGGGCCAGCGCAGGTCGCGACCCCCGCGTACAGGGAAGGCTACGATCTCATCTTCGGAAAACAGAAAGTGGGGCTCGCGTGATCGTCGAGATATTGAAACAGCGTCTACGGCACCGTGTGACTGGTCTTTTCGGCGATTTAGCGCTTTTCGAGGCTGCGCTCGAGGCGCTTTCCAAACAAGATCGCATCACCAGGTGGGTGAAAGAAGTATTTACCGACAAGGAAGCCGACGACACGCTGGAGCGTTCTCTACGTACCGCCGAAGAAGCTCTCGAGCTGGCTCAAGCGTGTGGCGCCGACACCGCGACGCTTCACCGGCTCGTCGACTACGTGATGGGCCGCCCTGCCGGGAGACCCGCACAAGAGATCGCGGGCACTATGGTGACCTTGTACGCGATGGCCGCAGCACTCAAGGTCGACGCCGATTTGGAGTTCGAGGCGGAGCTCAAACGTATTCAAAATTCGGAAGTCATCGATCGGTGTCGGCGCCGGCAGCACGAGAAGCGCGAGGCGCTCGAAGCGCCGCCCGCTGACTACGACGAGAGCCAGCCGGGCAAAACCGGCGCGCTCAGGTGAGGCAAAATCGATCTTCTGTTCTGAGGCGTTGAAGCGCGAAGGCCGTGTTCTCTGCGGAAGATGCACGATCACTGGACGGTCGGTCGTCTGGTGCTCGGTGCCACGCTGGACAACACGCACCGAAAGCTTTATCTTTCCCCTCAGAGCTGATCCTCCCGAATCGCTCCCGACGGCAGCCTCTTTCGACGGGGGCTGCCGTTCCCTTTTGGGGGTTGCACTTTCGTTTTCAGTTCGGTAAAAGCTGATCCCTGCCCAACGTCGAAGGGTCACCGCTCGAAGGTGACAGCGGGCAAGAGAAAGCGTCTGACATATGCCGCAGGATGCGTCCGCGCTGGAGCGCGAGCCGTACGATCGCGTCCTCTTTCTGGGGGACCCTCACATCGGGAAGTCCACGTCGATCGTAGCGAGCGCAGCTCAAGCGTTTGGAATGGGCTACGTGCTCAATTGCGGCAAGGCGACAGGGCTGCTGGACGCATCTCGTAGATCGAAAAAGTTCAAGTACGACATCATCCGCGACGAAACGCAGATGGAAGACGCGATGAAAGAAGCGCGTCGAGGGTGCAGAGACGGCACGTACAAGTGGGTCGTTGTGGACGACTTCAATCTCTACGGGAGTTGGCTAGAGGTCGCACTCGAAGATCAGACGCGCAACAACAAGGGCGAAGCAGACGGTCGCCGGTTCTGGCGCGAGTACCGGAAACGTCTGATCAACATTCTAGTGCGCGGGTTTGACTTCAAGGCGCACTTCTACGTCGTCAGCCACTACATCGAAACCGGCACGGGGCTCATCGACGGTCAGACCGAAAAGACCGGGCAAGGGGTCGCTCCGCTGTTCGGAGGCGCCGCGCGCAAAGAGATCCCCGGCAACTTCGCCAACATCGTCTTCATGGCTCCGAGTACGAAGGACAAGGCGAAGCGGAGCTTTTTCATCAATCCGATCGGTGTCTACGGACCGAGCTGCCTGGATCTCCCAGGGACACACGAGCTCGAGGCCGACGTCGGTGTGCTGCACGAAGAATTCGAGAAGGTCAGCAAGTCTGGCTCTTCTCCGAAGATCGAAACCAAACGTCCGAACCAGCAACGAAAGTAGAAAGTAAATCAGCATGGCCAGAACAGACACGAATCAGGGCAAGAAACTGGAATACAAGCGCGTCCAGTTCGACGTGAACGAGATCGCACCCGACGCGCCGGCGGGCGAGTGGGATGTGTCGATCCCCCGCGGGAAGTGCAAAGTGCAGCCGACCAGAGAGGAGCACTTCCCGATGATCATCGTTCCGATCCGCCTCGACAAGACGGACGAGGACGACGAGCAGTTCCAGAAAGCGCTCGGCACCGAGCTCAGTACGTTCCTGGTGTTCGGCGCCAAGACCCCGCGCGGCGAGCGTATGGCCAAGCTTCGCATCCGCGAGGTTTGCGAGGCCGCCGACGTCGATCTGGATCTCATCCCCAAGGTGATCGAAGACCCCGAGACCGATCTCGAGCCGCTCATCCGTGCGCTCGAGGGCAAGAAGTTTAAGGCGTGGACCAAACTTCAGGCCCGCAAGGACACCGGAGAGGTCGTCTCCGAGCTCATGTTTCGGGATCCGAACAGAACCCTCAGCGCTGCCGGCGACGACGACGACGAGGACGAGGACGAGGATCGCGACGAGAGAGCTCCGGCGCGTGAACCGGCTCGTGGCGCCAAGAAGAAGACCTCCTCGAACAAGAACAGCAACGGCGGCAACGGCAAGTCGAAGCGATGAGCCCGCGTCGTAGACGATCGCTGCTCGAAGACGACGATCTCGTCGAAATAGACGAGCGAGCTGCGCCTTCGGGCGGCGACGTCTGCGAACGATGCTTGTGCGAGCGACGCAAGCACACCGAAGGCGGGTGTGCTTGCGGCAGGTGCGAGGGGTTTGACGACGGGAGTGGAAACGATGAATGATCGACCGACCTGGCCGGAAACGTGGATGGCCATCGCGCGTACGATCGCCGCTCGGTCTTGCGACCCCCGGCTCAAGGTCGGCGCGATCGTCGTTTCTTCCGACAACACGCAGATGCTCTCGGGCGGCTACAACGGGAACTACGCCGGCGGCCCGAACGAGCACGAGTCTCCGGAGCCGGGACAGAGCGGGTTCATCCACGCCGAGATCAACGCGCTCATCAAACTCGACTTCAACTTCTCGAAAGAGAAGCACATGTACCTCACGCACTCGCCGTGCCGAATGTGCGCGAAGTGCATCATCAACGTGGGGATCACCTGCGTGACCTACGGGGAGGCGTACCGTGACCCGAGCGGCGTCGAGCTTCTCACGGGTGCTGGCGTCATAGCCCGATCGATCGAAGAGGCGGTGAAGATCGCCGAGCGTCTTCGACATGAGAGAAAGGTGGAGTACCGATGATGCGCGTCGACATGAGGATGTACGCGGGGACACGGGAGGCGGTGCACGCCGGCGTCGCAGCCCTTCGCGTTCAAGGGCGGCAGATCTGGGGCGACACGCGGCACACGTTCCCAGAGATCGTGATTCGGTTGATGGTCGGGGTCGGCGACATTGCACGCCTGGCTCGTGATGCGCCGGCGCCTCATGTCGATGCTGTTTGGAAAGAGCGTCGACAGGAACTCAAGAAGGAGTTCGGCAACATCATCTTCTCGACGATCCGCTGGGTCGACGACTTGGGTTTCGACGTGCTCGAGTGTCTCGACCTCGCCATCGAGGCTCAAGAGAAGTTCGCTCAGTCGGGGAGGCCAAGGTGACTCACCGGCTCGACTTGTCGATCGAAGGGTTCCGAGAGCTCGAAGAGATCAGCCCAAAAACCGAAGGCGTATCGAACATTCGCTGCAATGCCGGGTACAGGATACGCATCGACATAGACCGCGTGCGAATTCTCCACGAAGAGACCCTGCCGAGAGGGCGCGTACCGGCGAACCCGACGGAATATCTCGCACGCCGAATAGCCGAGATTTTGAAAGCGTACCTCCCTCAAATAGATCCCGAGTAGGAGCCCGACGATGGCAACAACGCAGAGCGCAGACCCGAACGAGAGAGTCGAACATCCTCGCCACTACAACCAGTCGCCCAGCGGCATAGAGACAATCGAGCTCATCGAGCACCTACCGACGAACTTCGGAAACGCTGTGAAGTATGTCTGGCGCTGTGGCCTTAAAGCGACCGAGACGCCGCTCCGCGATCTCAAGTCGGCGCGGTGGTACACCAAGCGCGAGGAAGACCGAATCGATCTGTACGATCTCGACGACGAACCGGAATCGAAGACCGCCGTCGTGTGGCGTGCGCTCGCCAAGCGCGTCATCCGAAGCGAAAACGAAGACTCGTTGCTCGGCGAGTTCCTGGTCTATCTCCTTGACGGAAACTTCGACGGCATGTTCGACGCGCTCGACAACGCGATCCAAGAGCTCGAAATGACCTCGAGCTCATCGCTCGGGAACACTTGAGAATGATCGCGCTCTTCAACCGCCCGTGGGGCGAAGTTCCGATCACTGTCATCGATGTGGAGACGACCGGGGTTGTTCCTGGCGTCGACGCGATCGTGCAGGTCGCGTTCGTACGCTTCGAGGCGCGAAAAGTTGTCGGTAAATTCTCGGCGCTCGTGAACCCGGGGCCCGACCGCAAGATCCCGGCGGAGGCGACGGCGGTGCATGGGATTACCGACAAGATGGTTGCGAAGGCGGCTGCTATCGACGTCGTCGTCAAGTCCAAGGAGGTGCAGAAGCTACTCTTGGGGGCGCAGCCGGCGGCGTACAACGCGCACTTCGATCAGAGGTTCGTGCCGGCGTGCGCGTTCGAGGATTGGACGTGGCCCTGGCTCGACCCGCTGGTGGCAGTGCGCCAGGTCGATCGGTACGTGAAAGGCAAACAGCGGCACACGCTCGAATCTGCGTGCAAGCGGCGTGGGATCAAGCTCAAGGGCGGCGCGCACGACGCGGAGGTCGACGCTGAGGCTACGGGGAAGCTCCTCTACCACGTGTTCTCGGAGGTGCCGGCCGTCGTCGACGCGAATCTGGGATACGCGCTCACGTGGCAGCGTTGCGCCGAAGCGGAGCAGTGGGCGAACTTCAACACGTGGCGGTCGAGTCAGGCGCCGGGCGCACCGTGACAGAAGAGAATCTTCGGCCCAAACGCGGAACGCACGGACTTCGAAAGAGATGTCCGATGTGCAAGAAGCTCAGGCGTTTCGCGCACCCACCCAATCACCGCAGAGCAGTCGGGTGGGTGAAGATCGAAGGGCGGTGGGTCTGCCGCTTGTGTGCCCCATGACTTCGAGAGCGGCGCGCACAACGTGACAGCGAAGGCTCTCCCCGTCGTGCAAGAGTACGATCCGGTGAAAGCCGGCGCTCGCTGCGATCTTTGCCCGTTGAAGGGCAACACTGTCGTCCCGCCGAAAGCATCGCCGCGCTCGACGAAGGTCGTGTTCGTCGGCGAGGCTCCGGGGCGCAAAGAAGAGATCTTCGGAACGCCGTTCATCGGGCAGACCGGCGTTTTCCTCAAAGGGCTCTGCCGTGAGGTCGATCTCGACATTCTCTCGGCGCACCTCACGAACAGTGCGCTCTGCCGATCGAACATCGATCGCGAGAACGACGAGGCGAGCGTTTGCTGCGCGCCTCGTCTGCTCCGTGAGCTCGCCGAGTTCGATTCCAAGGTCCCCATCGTCACGTTCGGCAGGTCGAGCACCCTGAGCGTGCTCGGCGTGCGCTCGATCATGAACTCGAGGGGGTTCGTTTGGACCGCTCGAGAGCTCGACCCGGGGCCTGCCTGGAGCAAAGCGAAAAAGGCGAAGACCCGCGGCGCGCCGAAGTGGAAAGAGCTTTGGCTGAAAGCTCAGATCACGGAGGGCCGAAGCAAGCTCGCCGGCAGGACGGTGCTGCCGACCGTACATCCTGCGTTCGTGCTCCGGAGCGATACCTGGCTGCCGGTCTTGAAGATCGACCTCGATCGCATCGCCCGTTGGGTGCGCGGGAAGCTGACGCACAAGAAACTGCTCGACAACGGCCCATACGTAGTCGCCTCGAAGCGTGACGACATTCGACGGGAGCTCAAGAAGCTCGGGCCCGACATCGACGTCGACGTCGAAACCGGTGCGAGCACGGAGGGCGGGAAAGATGGTGCCGATCCGTTGCGCAATCGGCTCCTCTGCGTCGGTATCTCGGACGGTGATCACACGGTCGTCATCTGGCCGTGGCGAAAGACGTTCGCTCCGCTCTTGAACACCGCTCTCAAGCGCGCGCGTACGGTCGGGATGCACAACGGGTACAACTTCGACCAGATCGTGCTCGATCGGTACGACGTGCCGTTCGAGCCCATCGAAGAAAAGCTCGAGGACACGCTCATCGCACATCATACGTTCGCGAGCCATATGCCGCAACGCCTCTCCCACGTGGCGAGCCTGTTCTGCGATGTCGGGCCGTGGAAGGTCACGTTCAAGCAAGGCACCGGAGGCGCGACCGAGAAGGGGCTCCCGCCCGAGAAGTTGAGCGGCGAAGATCTTTGCAAGTACAACGCTGCCGACGCGCGAATTCAAGCGCGCACACGCAAGGGGATGAAGGGCGATCTCGCAGACGAGCTTGCGGTCTACACGGTCGACAAGGAGAACGCGCGTCTTTGCCGAGGCATGATCATCGACGGTATCGGCGTCGACCTCGAGCGGCGTACCTGGTTGCACGAAGAGATCTTGAAGAAGCAGGTCGTGCTTCTCGAGAAGATGCGCGCGCTACTCAAGCGCCCGAACTTTCACCCGATGCAGCTCGCAGCGGTCCGAAAAGCGCTCTTCACGACGCTCCGGGCGCCGATGTCGGCTTCCGATCCGACTTCGTCGGGGTTGCCCTCCACGAGTCAGACCACGCTCGAACGGCTCAAGAGCAGCCCGACGCGCGCGGGGCGTTTCGCCGACCTGCTGTTGCAATGGCGCGGCGCTGCGAAGATCGACGGCACTTACGTCTACGTGAAAACGCAGACCATCGACAAGCCCTCGAAGAAGCACCCGACCGTCGCGAGAACGCACGTCAACTGGCGAAGCTACGGGGCAGGCAGCGGCCGTTACTCCTGTCGTTTGCAATCGGCGCCTAGAGCTGAGTACTTGAAAGACAAGTCGATCGTGCTCGAGACGCGCGTTCGCGAGTTCTACGTCGCGAAGCCAGGCTGCAAGCTCGTGTACTTCGATCTCTCTCAGGCAGAGCTCCGATTCGCGGCTTACCTCTCCGGCGACCCGAACTTCATCGAGGCGTGCGAGTCCGGTGACGTGCACACGACAACGGCGATGAAGCTCTTCCCCAGCGAGGCGGAGCTAATCCGACAAGATCCCAAAGGTGCCGGAAAGCCGTTCCGGGACGTCGAGAAGAACAGCATCTTCGGAGCCATCTACTGGGCCGAGCCCGCGACCATCTTCGGGTTCGTTCGCAGCAAGGGCCTTCCCGTCGAGATGCGCGACGTCGTGTACGTGCATGACATGCTCAGGCAGACGTTCTCGGTCTACTTCAGGCACGTGGAGATGAACAAGCGCATCGTCGACAAGGTCGGGCACATGCGGTGCGCACTGTCGGGGCGCATCTCGTGGCTCGGGTGGCACGCCGGGATCAGCGACGTAGCGAACCGACCGATCCAGGGCGGTATCGCCTCGTTGATGAACGTACGCCTCCCGTCCATTTCCAGTCAACTGCCCCGGGGCGCCTGCGTTGTTGCGCAGATTCACGACGCTGCGATCCTGGAGGTACCTGAGCGTCACGTCGAACACGTCAGCGCGCTCGTCAAGACGACGTGGGAGGAGCCGGTGATCATTCCGGCGAACGGGTACGGTTCTTCGTTGCGTGTCGAAGACGGCGCGAGAAAGTTCGTCATGCCAATCGATCTCAAGATCGGCCAACGCTGGAGCGATTTCGGATGAAAGGTTTATTGAAACTCGAGCAGGCGCCGAAGGGCAAACGCATCATCGTTTGCGGTGGGCGATGGTACGGGCGCCCGAACGAGGGGGCCAACCAGGAAAAGGACGGGTTGCGAGTGGCCGCCGAACGAGCCCGTCTCTTCGAGGCTCTCGATCTCCTTCGGCCGAGCGAGATCGCCGAAGGCGAAGCCCCCGGCGCCGATCTCCTCGCGCGCGAGTGGGCCGAGTCTCGAGGTGTCTCTTGCTCCAAGTTCAAGGCGCTTTGGGAAACCGAGAAAGGCGAAGCGGGGAAGAATCGCAACCGTAGAATGTTCGCAAGCTTCGAGCCCGACGGCACCGTCGCGTTCCTCGGAGACGACGGGACTGCCGATATGGAAAACCTCACTCTCGACTGTGGCGCGTGGCTCGTGAGGGTTCGATGACCGCCGCGATCGTTGCTGCTGTTCTGGTCGTCTTGATCGTCTGTGGGACGTTGGTGACGCGCTGGGCGCTCAAGTTCGCAGCGGAGGGGGCCGTAGGCGATCGGTTAGAAGTTGAGGGGCCGCCGGAAGAAGAAAAGGAGGTCGACCCGGCCGTGATGTCGGTACTCCACCTCGACGGGTGGGATGAGATTGTTTTTGGGGGGAGACGATATCGTAGGTGTGTGGATTACGGGAGCCCCGCGTATTGTCAGGCTTCGGTTGGGTGGCTGTATTATCCGGAAGGTACGCCTTTGGGTAACGAAGAGTGGTACGTCGTGCACAAGGAATACGAACGACGATCGGCGCTTGACAGATCCAATGCCGCTGCGGTGGCTGCTCGCCGAGTGTGGGACGAAGAGCAGCGTAGGCGGTTCGAAGACGACAATCGTGGCGCGATCTTCACGTACCCCGAACGGCGCCCCGAAGAGAAAACCGAAGCTCAACTGCGCGAAGAAGAGCTCGATCGTCGCGTCGAAGAGGCGCGCATGACGATGGGGCGCGATAGCAAATGAAGATCAGAGTGGTTTTCACTTCGTGCGACAGCGTCGTGTGGCGCTGCTCGAAGTACGATCACTTTTGGCCCTCTAGAGGCGGAACTTGTCTGCCCGGCGCGCCGTACAGGTACCACAACTCGCTGCTGATCAACGGCGTGATCCAGTTCGGTTGTCACAGTCGTTGCGTGGGGCTCGAGGGAGCGTTCTCGACGTCGGCGAGCAAACGCCGTCTTTGCGGCGCGTGCGGTCGAGGCGCTCACGTAGATTGTAGTGGCTGGTGTTTCTGTGACTGCGAATTCAATCGATAGGAGACAGAATGTACGACGCGAAAATTCTTGCAGATTCTATTTCCCCAGACGGGTACCGTGTCACGTCCATGGAGTGGACGTTCCCGCGGTTCATTCTCGCGGAAGCCAACACGCACCGCGTGCTCTCGAGGAACAGCGCTTCGAGTCGGGCCATACCCGTCTCGAAGAGGATCGCGCAAGTTCGGGAAACCCCGTTCGTACCCGAGTCATTCGGCAAAAACCAAAGCGGTATGCAGCACTCCGAAGAGCTTTTAGAGCAAGATGAGGCGCGCCAACTGTGGTTGGACATAGCGGAACAGTCGGCAATGACCGCCGAGCTCTGCTCGAAGCTAGAAGTTCACAAGCAGCACGCGAACCGCATTCTGGAGCCATTCACGTGGCACACGGCGGTCGTCACGGCGACCGAGTGGGACAATTGGGATGCGCTTCGCGTTAGCAAGATGGCCCAGCCCGAGATGTACAAGATCGCCGGCATGGCGCGCGAGGTGCGCCTTGCTAGCGCTCCGCTGGTTGTCTCTTACGGGGATTGGCACTTGCCGTACGTGCGCGGCGTCGGTGACGAGCCGCCGTTTGCGGCCGAGCATAACATGCGCGTAAACGGTATCGATCCCGTGAAGGTCTCGGTCGGTCGTTGCGCCGCCGTCAGCTACGAACGGCAATCGTCGAAGTCAGATTTGGAGAAAGCCGCGACCCGTTGCGATGGCCTCGTCGCGAACGGGCACATGTCGCCGCTAGAGCACGCGCTCCGTCCGATGAGTCAGCGGGAGCTCGCGCTCTTCGGGCATCCGGAGTTCGTGTGGGACAAATCGGAGTTCGTGTCGACGGGGAGATACCGTCACTTCCTCGGGAACGTTGAGGGGTGGGTTCAATACCGAAAACTGATTCCAGGCGAAGACATCTACAGGGGGGCGTGAACATGAAGCTCGTCATTATCGAGAGTCCGTTCAAGGGCGACGTCGAGCGCAACAAGCGCTACCTCCGGAGCTGCATCCGAGATTGCATCAACCGGGGCGAGAGCCCATATGCTTCGCATCGAATGCTCACCGACGCGCTCGACGACAATGATCCTATCGAACGCACACTTGGTATCGAGGCGGGGCTTGCGTGGCGGAACGTGACGCAGCCGGTCTTTAGAAATGGTGCTCGCATTCACGGCATTTCTACGATGGTGCACCACGTTTTCTACGTGGACCTTGGGATCTCTGACGGTATGGCGTTCGCGGAGACGCGGTACTCGAATGAGGGGATTCCTTACGAGGAGCGCACGCTGCCGCCGAACGATCCGTTTTTCACGGCGCCGATCAGACCGCCTGAGCTCACCGAAGAAGAGCTCACGATGCTTTCCGTTTGCGCTCCGAACCTAGCGTGCATCATCGAACGCGAGCCGCCGAGAGCGGAAGGAGAAACACGCAAGCGCGCACGCGAAGAACTGGCTTCGCTTCTTCGAGGCATTCGGTGACCGTGTCGCGTAAAAAGTCGTCGAAAACTGACTCTCGTCGTCAGTGCATGCGTTGCCTCACACGCGACGTGCGCACTCACGACGGTAAGTTGGAAGAGCACGTGTGCCCCCACGGCAAAAAGTGCTCTAACAGATCCACCGGTGGTCCGCGGTGTGACAAGTGCCGAGCGGAGCTCGAGATCTACTGGACCGCGAAGCGCGAGCTATGAAGTTCTGCAAAGTCGTCGATGCGCGCCGTGCGATCTGGGAGCGCCTTCTTGCCGAACTCGAGCACAACGTAGACCTAGGGGTGCTCGAGGACGAGTGCGACGACGACGTCGATATGCGCCGCATGGAAAAGGCCGTCGCACAAGTCCGAGCTTCTCTCCGACGGCGTGTGCTAAAAGCGTAGTGGAGGCGACAACCGTGATTTCAATCAAAGAAGGCCACCCTCTTCGCATCGCATCGAAGCTTCTGACGCGGGTGCATGCGCTCGCGAGCGGTAAACCCGTCCCTTCGAGCGATCTTCCTGAACCGGTCGATCAGGAACATGCGGTCGCCAAACGGCTCGTCGAGCTTTGGCGGCAAGGAGAGAAGGACGCGCAGCCCCATGTTTCTTGGGCCGTCCTCGGGGGAGAGCGGATCTTTCGTGTGCAGATCCGACGAGTCGGCGGGGCGCTCGAAGTCGTTTAGAGGAACGTGATCGTTTGGGGTACGACCGGCACTCCGGCAATCGCGAGCTGGAGCTGGCGCGTGAAGAGCCCGCTCAAGAATGTGGGCGCTGGGATCGTCGAGGGGGTGAGCGGCGGGTTCAACGGGGGCGCGGCGGTCGCGGTTTGGACGAACTGTGCCATCAGCCCCGCGAGTTGATCGTGCGTCGGTTCTGCCGCCGCTGACGGGGTGATAAGGATCGCGCCGGTCTTCTTGTTGATGACCTCGGTCCCAATGTTGCCCATCGTCCCGTTGTTGCTGTTCGTTCCGACGTTCTTGGGGCCCGTGAAGTTGTCGTCGATGCCCGTGTACTCTTCGGTGAGCGTCACGATCTTCGCGGTTACTTGCGCGACCGTGTAGTCCTTGTCCGGCTGAGAGGCGAATCGAATGACGGCGCTGACACCTAGCGCGTCCGTCTGATCGATCGTCGTGGGTACGTTCTTCGAGCCCGTCGTGACGATGAAGTCGCCCCGACGTTGCGGGTTGCTCGCCCCTTGCTGTGCGAGCGCAAAGTAGCTCGGAGGCAAGTACGCGAGCGAGCGCGTGATGAGCATCTGCGCCTCGTCGGTGAGCACGAAGAACGTGCGATCCCCTTGCCCCGCGCCGACACCGGTGCCGGGCGTTGCGTTCGCGGGGATTGCGGGGAGCGCGCTCGAGAGTTCGACGATCGTGATCTCGCCGATGTTGTTGTGGAACGCGCCGGTGGTTGCGATGGCGATGTTTTCGATCGCGCTGATGATGCCGTTCCCGTTCGTGAACGCGATAGCGGCCGGGCGTCTGCCGGTGAGCGAAGCAGTCGCGGCTCGGCCTGTGGCTCCGGTCGAGTCCGTGTACGTGATGGCTACCGTTCGGGCTCCAGAGCCCGCTGGGATTGCAGGGACGGTCGCGACGCCGGCGGTGTCGAGATCCGAGGTCGAATAGATCGCCGCGATCGAAACGGGGTCTGAGATTTCTTTGAAGGCGCCGGTGTTGCCTGTCGTGCCGGTGTACGGCGCCGTGATGTTGATCGCAGTCGCCGTCGATCCGCCTGCGACCGTGTAGAAGACGCCTGGCTGAGAGAGAAACTGGATGCTGTCGCCGGTGGAGAGCGAAGGAAGCTGCGTCATCGTCGTCGGAACGGCCGTCGATCCCTGCGTGACGAAGAACGAACCGGGGAGCGTCTTCGTCGAGCGCAGCGGGTACGGGAGTACGGGCGGCGTCGTGGTGCGTGGGCTGCACGGGAATGGGGGCGGTGCAGTCGGCGTGTGTGCGTGCGTCATGTTTAGCGTCAGCGTGCGCTTCGCGATGGCCCCTCCGGGCGTACTGACGACGTCGCTGGCGACGGTGAGGCCGAACATTTGCCCGAGCACCGGGTCGGTGGTCGCGTTCAGGTAGAGAGGCACCGCTCCGAGCGCTGTCGCAGCCGCCGCGGGGCCGAGAGTGGTGTTAGTGACGTCGACGGTCCACGCGAGCACGAGCTGATCGGCCATGCCCAGAGGGTACACCGGGGGACGTGTCCTAGGGGGTGACACCGGACGGTCCGTGTAAAACACCGTGTCGACGCCACGTAAACGCCATGTCCGGGCCGTGTGAAGAACCGGGGTCCCTGCGCGACGCGCGTGTGTAATCGGCCTGTATGGGCCCGATTTGGAGGACGCTGGACGTCCGAAACCCGTACGTGATAAGCCTGGTTCTCACGTACGGGGCTTCGCGTGGCTGATAACCAGATAACCAAAACTACCGAGCACGAGCTCACAGAAGCGCAAAGCGAGCTTCTCGCGCTCGACGCGCGAGCGGAGGAGGCGGCCGATGCCGCGGTCCCCGCGAACACCAGGAGAGCCTACGAGCTCGATCTGGCCTGCTTTGCCTCCTGGTGCGCTCGCCACGGCCTTCGCCCGACGCCGGCCGAGCCCCGCGTCGTTCGGATCTACCTGCAAGAGCTCGCCGAGCGTGGGCGTTCCCCCGAGGACGTACCGAGCGGCAAGGTGAAGGGGCCGCTCGGCCACAGTGCGTTGATGCGTGCCCTCGCAGCGATCTGCCGGAGCAATCAGAAAGCCGGGCACGCAAGTATCTGGAAGCACCCACTTATCGAGTCGACACGTGACACGCTGGCGCGAACGAAGGGAACCGCGCCGAAAAAGCAGAAGCGCGATCTAGGCGCACACGGAGAGGCGTTGCTGCTTCGGGTGTGCGACTTGATAAGCGACGACCTTCGCGGCGTTAGAGATCGCGCGATGCTACTCGTCGGTTGGCAGGGCGGCGGTCGGCGGCGGAGCGAGATCACCGCCGCGCGCGTCGAGCACTTCGAGGACGTCGAGGGGGGCATTCGGTGGCGCATCCCCCGCAGCAAGGCCGATCAGACCGGCAAGGGGCTCGTCGTTGCGCTGACGCCCGCCGCCGACGAGCGGTACTGCGCCGTGCGCGCTCTACGGCGTTGGCTCGACCTTTCGAAGATCGAAACGGGGCCAATGTTCAGGGGGGTTGACATCAACACCGGAAAGGTCTCGGAAGCCGGCCTCGCCCCCGAAGGTGTCGCGAAACGCGTGCAGCACTACGTGAAACGGCTCGGGCTCGATCCGGCCGACTTTGGAGGCCACTCGCTGCGCAGCGGGTTCATCTCCACAGCGCACAGGATGGGGCGCCCCGAGGCAGACATCATGGAAGCGACGGGGCACCAGTCGGTGAAACAAATGCGCGGGTACATCCGCCGTGCCGGCCTCATCGAAGAGTCTGCTGCGCGCGGGCTGATCGACGAGGCTATTGCTCGGGGGCCGAAACGATGAACGACACTTCCGTCTTCCTCCGCTGCGTCGAACGTGCAGTGACGTTCGAACCCTCGCAAGAAATGAAGCGGAGGCTCGACAAGAACAAGGAGACTTTCGCGCAGTACGTCGTTCGCGTGATGTCCTACTCGTGCAAGACGTGTCTCGCGCTTCCGGGGCAACCTTGCGCGCCTAAGGAGGCGACGTCGAAGAAGTGTGGCGTTCAATTCCACAAGGCTCGCGCGCGCGCAGCGAAGTGTCCCGTCACGAAGATCTTCTACGAACCGGAGCTCGACGATGATTGAGATCTTCGAACGAATCCTGAAGCGCCTGCAAGACGACGGTGTCATCGTCGCCTACGTCGTGGCGGGAGCTAACGGCGCGCCGTACATTGAATTCTCGACGAAGTCCGGTGCTGTCGGCAGCGTCCAGTTGATCTGGTACATGCTCGAGGCTTCCCGGTGAGCACCGCGTTCAAGTGGGCCATGCGGCTCTTCTTCGCGAAGGGTTGGGATACCGGCGAGCATTCGCAGTACGGCACGGTGCTCTACCAAGAGCGTCGGATCTGGCAGCTCGTCGGTGGCGATCTCTACTCACCGTCGCTGATCGCGCTCGCCGGCGTCAGCGTAGCCGATGTGCGATGGGTCGTGGATCGCACGCGCGAAGAACCTGTGACGTGAAGGAGTCGTTGATGAGAGCAAGCACGCTTCGAATCTCCAGTACACTCGCGCTTCCGCTCGATGCGGTCACGCAAAAGCTCGCGTACCTCGGCAGAACCGGATCGGGGAAGACGTTCGGGTGCAAGCGCATGGTCGAGCAAATGCTGCGTGCCAAGGCGCAGGTCGTGGTCTTGGACGGGTCCGGTGGATGGGCGGGCCTCCGTCTCGGTCCGAAGGCATTCAAGATCCCAGTGTTCGGCGGCCTGCACGGGGACATTCCGCTAGAGCCCGCCGCTGGCGAGCTCGTAGCCAACTTGATCGTCGATCGCGGCATCAGCGTAGTGCTCGACGTGAGCCAAATGCTCGACGCCGAACGCACCCGGTTCGCGACGGCTTTCGCTCGTCGCTTTTTCCAACGAAAGAAGGCGGCGCCCGGCGCCGTACATCTGGTGCTCGAGGAGTGCCAAGATTTCGTTCCAGAGAATTGCCAACGCGGAGAAGAGCAAATGCTTCACGAGTTTCAACGGCTCGCGAAGCAGGGGCGCCCGCACGGTGTTGGGATCAGCTTCATCTCGCAGCGGCCTCAGGAGATCTCTAAGAAAGCGCTCAACCAGGCCGAGTGCGTGTTCGCATTTCAAATGAACGGTCCTCACGAACGAAAAGCGCTCCAGTACTGGTTGAGCGACAAGGGGTTCGAGGGAAAGCTGGCGGACGTCCTCCCGACGCTCGAGGTAGGAGCCCCGTATGTGTGGAGCCCGCAGTGGCTCAAGATCTCGAAGATCGTACGCATCCTTCCGATCGAGACGCTCGATACGTCGGCGACGCCGAAGGTCGGCGGGAAAGCATTCAAGCAAAAGAAGCTGACGCCGATCGACTTGAAGGGGCTCACCGCGGCGATGGCCGACGTCGTCGAGCGGGCGAAGGCCGAAGACCCGAAGGAGCTTCGCAGGCGGATCATCGAGTTGGGCAAACAGATCGTAGAGTACGAAAAAACACTGAAGAAGACGCCATCGCCCGGCCCGTCGGGTCCCGCGAAGATCATTCAAGTTCCGACTACGGACGCAGAAACGGTCGCGGCGATCGTGGCTATCATGCCGGCGCTCGACCAGGCCCGTATGGTGTTGAGCAGTTTGTCCGGTGCGATCTCCGGCGCGAACGCGCTGGTGAAAACAGCCGAGGCCAAAGCCCGTAGGGCGTTGCCGAGAAACTCCAGTCAACTCGCGAAGGCACAACCTCCGCCGGTCACTGCGCGCGTGGAACACGAAGCCGCAAAGAACCTCGTGACGAAAACGAACGGCAGTGCAGCGAAACCGTACTCCGGTGCGTCTACCGTTGGCGGCGGCCTGAGGCGTATGATGATCGCTCTCGCTCAACGGCCGGGTCTGACGAACCGTCAACTCGGCGTTCGAGCAGGGCTCTCGTCACGCTCAGGGACTTTCTCAACGTATCTCTCGCGCGGGCGCTCGGAGGGTTGGATCGCCGATCAAGGAGACACGCGCTCGCTGACGGCACTTGGACGCGAGGCACTGGGAAACTTCGAGCCGCTACCGGAAGGCCGCGAGTTGTTGCGGTATTGGCTTCACGAGCTCGGCGGCGGGGCTAGTCGAATGCTGGCGGCGCTCGCCGAAGTCTACCCAAGAAGCCTGACGAACGAACAACTCGGCGAAGCGGCGGGTATCTCTCATCGCAGTGGAACGTTCTCGACCTACCTGTCTCGAATGCGAACGCTGGAGCTGGTCGAAGGGCGCGGAGAGCTTCGATTGCCCGAGGAGCTCGGATGATCCCCTGCGGTACCGGGCTCGACATCATCACGCCCGAAGAGCGCGCGGAGTTGGAGTGCATCGCATTAGGGTGGGCGCCGTTCGCGGCACAAGCCGCTGCGAACATTCTTGCCGCAGTGAACGATGGGGTTCTTCCACCACAATGGTCGATCGATTGGTTCATCCAACGCTTCCGAAGTGGGGCGACGGACCGGCGATGACTCGCGAAGAAACGAAAGTCGAAAAATGAAGAAAACAGCACTGCTGACGCCATTGCAGGTGAAAGAGGCCCTCATCGTGTGGGCTCAACGCGGTGGGATGATCGAGCTCACCGAAGTCGTACGCTGCGACGTGGAGCTCCGAAAAGATGGGTCTGCTGCGATCAGGATAGCCCCACCGCCGTGACAGAGCGGTGTCCTGCGTGCGGTAGGCTCGACGCCAAAGCCGGTGCGAGCTGGGGCTGTCACAAATGCGAGGATCGTCTAGATCGAGGAGAATCCCGCTGGTGGGACATCAACTTTTGCGAGTTGTGCCTCGATCCGCCCGACAAACCGCACATCGACTCGGATGGTACGAAACGGTGGCGTGCATGCCCGAACATGGCGACGAGACAGGTGATTCAACACGGAAAGAAGGATCATCTCCTCAACATCTGCGAGGATCACTTCAAGAAGGAGGCTTCGTGAACAAGCGAAAACCGACAACCGAAGACTGCCCTACCATCCTCGAGCTCCGCAACGACACGGCCGCTCTGAAGCAACTCGAAGATCTAGTGGTGCTCGCGAACGTCTCGCCTGAACGCGGCGGCACTCACTTCTCTGGGTGGGAGCGTCGATTCATCGCGAGCATGGACGACATCTCCCCTCCCGTTTTTTCGCAAGCGCAACGCGACAAGATAGCAGAGATTTGGCATCTGGCTGATCTTCGAAAGCGCGGGGCGCCTGACGAGAAGCCGGCGAACCTGTTCTCGAATCTTTCGCCCGAACGTCAGGCGGAACAACGCGCGCGAGCTGCGAAGGTCAAGTTGCCGTGGGAACGGTGAGAGCATCCGTGGTAAAAAGGAAGAACATGAAACACCTGATCGGCATCGGTATTTGGGCTCTCGCGATTTCGGCTTGCTCCAAAGGAACGCCCCCGCCCCGCTTTGGCATCGGGCACTGTTCCGCAGCGCAGGTCGAGCTCCAGCGCGCCGAGATGACGTCTCAGGTCATCCCCGCCGTCCTCGCATGCGTGCAGGCCGGCAACGCTGAGGATTGCCCCGACGCAGACGCGGCTACGCTTCGCTGGCTCGAAGAGCGTCAAGCCTGCCGGTGAAATGCACCCCAAGTTCTGGTCGCGCTACGACCCCGTCGCTCGCTTCCGCCGAGCCCGAGGCATGCTGATGACGTTGTCCGTACTCGCGGCGGGATCGCTCAATGCCGACTACGGACGACGGTAGGAAACAGAGGCACCGCTACGCCGAAGAAGCCGGCGATCAGCGAGAGCACGTAGAGCGCAACACACACGATCGCGATGATGCGGATTGCCGCTATGAGCTTCGGAGAACCTGGCGCGAGCGCGAGCAGTCGATCGCCACCCCAAATCAGAATGGCGAGCACGAGCAGGCTGAAAAGGAGTGCGAGCATCTTCGAAGCGTAGCCTCGCTCCGGCCTGAGAGGGCGAGGCGAATTGCCCCGTTATCCGACTACGGCGCCCTGCTGATCGCGTATTTCACGCGATGCTAGGAGCGAAGGCTCGTTGCGCGAGTCGTAGACCCATACTCCTAGCGCTGGAATCCACACGTAACGGTAGAGCTGCACTCCGAGCGATGCGGAGCGCGTGTCGAACTCGAGCTGAAACGCGCCTTGATCGGTCAGGTACTCGGGGCCCTTCGCACCGTACGCGGTCGCTCCGACGGGGAGCACGTACCAGAAGAACCACCTGCCCGACGAACCGAGCCCCCAGTCTTGCAGAGCGCCCGCCTGCTTCACTTGCGGCGTTCCCGGTGGTATCGGAGGGGGAGGGGGCGGGGGCTCGTTGCCGGAGATCTTCCAGCCCGATTTCATGCCGGCGCCGACCATCACGAGGAATGAGGCCACGACGGCGAACGGGAACCAGCCTGGAAGATCTGTTTTTTGGGCCATTGGAGTCGATTCAATCGCCGCCGGCGCCGCGAATCTTGTACCCACGCGCGTCAGCTTCGAAGTACCCGCCGCAGTCTCGACTGATCACGACACCGCGTCCGGGATCGGACGGTACAGCGCCGCCGTACTCCACAGTGATCGCGCCTGGAACGCCGGGAGGAGGCAATCTAACGACGGCCATGGTCGACATGAAACTGCCGTCTGAAAAACGCGCGGTGACCACCGAGTGGATCGGGCCTGTTGCGTCCGCGTCGAGAGCCTGCGCCACCCCCGTTACTTTGACGGCACCGGTGGCCGTGTCGGTGATGGTCCACTTATCTCGTGACACGCCGATTCCCTGAGCGTTCGTCAAGATCATCGCATCGCCGTGAAACGTTCCGACCATTCGCTGATCGTTTGAAGTGATCGGCCCCTGACTCAAAATGTGTACGTTCGTGTACGTACCATCCGAGTGTTTGCATACAGTCGGCGTCACACTGGTCGGCGTGAGCGTCGCGAAGGAGTGGAATGTCGTGATCGTGAACGGGGGTCCGTCCGCGGTTGCGATCGAGGAAATAGCCACGATGGCGAGGGCAAATGCGACAAACGAGAACCACTTCTTCATATGCTTCTTTCTTCTTTCGTGTCGGCGACTAGCTTGCGGCGACAGCGATGCACGGCCGAGCCGTAACGGCTTTGCCTTCGATCGCGATCAGGTAAAGAACACCGTCTGGCCCGCGAATGGTCGTCGGGCGTCCGCCGGAGGTGCCGAGCACCGTCCGCACCGCGGTCAACATCTCCACCGGCATCATGTCGATCGGATCGCCCCACGTGCGGCAGGTCTCGACCGTCGTGATGACCTCGTAGTCCCACGGACCGCCGCGCCACCCTCGGCCTCCGCCGCCGCCTCGAGCGAAGGGGTGTACGTGCCCTCCTCCGTGGCCTCCCCCGTGATGACCTCCCCCGCCGTGTCCGTGCCCTCCGTGCGGCGGAGGCGCCCCGAGAGCGCCGTTTTTCGGGTAGGGGGCGTACACGAAAGCGCCCGGCGCGGCAGGCGCGACCACGGTTGCCGAAACCGTCTTCGCCGGAGCCACCGGCGCCTTCTTGGGAGGATCGAGCGTCTTCAAAGGGGCCGGTGCCGCTGCGGCTGCTGGCCTCTTCGGGGGGTCGAGCGTCTTCAAGGGAGCGGGCGCAGGCGCCGCCGCGGGCCGCTTGGGCGGGTCGAGCGTCCGTAGTTGAGCCGGCGCGGGGGCGGCTGCGGGGGCCGCCGGCGCGCTCGCGGGGTTCTTGCCGGCGAGTGCGTCTCGAGCCGCCTGAGCGGTCTCCGGAGGCAACGAATCGAGCACCGCCTTCACCTGATCGGGGGTGAGTTTCTCCTGAACCGCCGTCTTGGCGACCGCTACACCTTGATTTATGAGCTCGGCGCGCGTCGATCCTTTCGAGAGATCGGAGAGCGAATGGTTGCCGGCTTTCAATGCGGCTTCGACCTTGTCGCCACCGATGGCTTTCGCGACGGCGTAGTACACCTTGTCCCCGACGATCTTGTGCACGACGGCGTCGATGGGGTTCACCAACGACATGACGGGGATGTGCGTGACCGTGTTGATGGCGCTCTTGATAGCCCCGCCGGGATCGAACGACGTGCTCGAGTGAAAAGAGCCGTGACGCAGAGCTTGCCTCACGATGTCTGCGTGGTCTGCGACGCGCTCAGGAGTTGAAGCCCAGAACGCGTTGTTCGGGTCCATGGCGAACTCGGGTTTCCCGTACGTACCGAACCGTTTGAAACGTTCCGCTTGAGCGGGGGTCGGAAACTTCTCTAGGTTGCGAAAAATGTCGTACCAGCCCATCGCGAAAGCTATCTGGGCCTTCCAACGCGCCAGCGTGGAGTCGCTACAGTTTTTGCAGGTCTGCGGGATCCACGACGGGTACGTCAACACGCCGAGCCCCACGTCTCCGAGTGATCCGGCTACTGCCTGCGGGTACGGCGCATAGGACAGGGTCATGGGTCAAGAGCCTATCAGACCCAACAACGCGCTCGGAAACGATCGAGTAAGTACGTGAATTCTGCTGGTTTTTGCGGAATGCCCGACGGCTCTGATACACTCGGTACCCATGAGCAGGCTCATGGGCAGAGGCCGGTACGCGACCGAAACGTACCCAGAGAAGCCCGCTGCGGCAGGCGGCAGTGACCCGTTGCTGTTGCAGTACGGAACGGCCTACACCGCTTCAGGCAACTTGGATCCGGTGGGCGACTTCACACCGGTGCCGGGTGTGGGCGGAAACGTCGTCATCACGTTCACCGACTGGGAAGCGGACGATGTTCTAGACGGAGCTCTCGTGTTCACGATAGCGAGCTCACAAGCAGGCTCGATCAATCTCGTAATACGTGTCGAAGTGAGTTTGGACGGCGGCACAACTTGGAACTACATTGACGGCGGCTCCGGACCGCCGGTCTCGTGTGTTTTCAACAGCAACCCCGCAGGCGCCGCTGAGGTTTTCAGCGCGGCTACCGTATTCTCTGTGGCACTGCCGTCCGTTCCGGTAGTGCGGTTGACCTACCTCAGCCAAGCCGACTTGGTGAACGATCTTCCGGCGCCGAACGCCCTACAGTGCAGACGTCTCAGCGGCGCCGGGCTCGTTCAGCCGCTCACGAGCCTACTTCAACCGGTCTGAGCGCTCGTCGACCGTATCGACGTCCGCTTGCTGGTCTTTTTCGTCGCGAAGATCACGCACCGTGATGACGGGCGTCTTGCACCGAGCGCACCTGCCGTGCGTCACGTAGATAGGGGGTTGGGCTCCCTCGAGCACCGCGAGCTCATCGAGTGAATGCCCGAGGAGCAAGCAGATCAATCGCGCGATCACGGTGCTCTTTCGTACGTATCGAAGTCGGGCCTGAGCGTGTCGAGGCAATGCTGCACCCCCGCTAGGTACACGCGCGGGTTCGCGGTGAAGAAGCCGGGCACGTGTTCGACGCCGGGGAGCTTCGGTTCCGCGAGCCCCATCACGAAGCCTTCGACGTCGCCTCGCTGGGCCGCATCCCACGCTTCTTGGTAACGATTCGGGCGCACGCTGGGGTTGCTCGCCGTACCGACGAAACGGATGTTGTCCTCAGCGGAGGCGACTATTGCCGGCACTCCGGGGGAGTCCGTGTAGGCGCGAAAGACGTTCGTCGCGCTCGGGGGCAAGAAGATCTCCTTGCCGTGCGCGTCGATCTCGCTCGCTTTGAACGTCGTACCGTTGCCTCGCCACGTGCCGCGCATGTTCGTGAGATTGTCGTCGTGACAGAGTTTCCAAAACCAGGTCTCGAACGCACTCCACGCGGTGAGCATCTCGGCGAGCGTGCCGGTGATGGGCGTTGTGAACACGCGAACGTGCGCGATGCTGTAGGCGCGCAGTACCTCGAACGAAGTGTGCTTGGTGAGAATATTGGGGCGGAGGATCATGTGCTTCCACGTCTGACGCCGGGCCACTCGTCGGCGAGAACCGAGGGCGCGCTCGCTTGGGCTAGTACCGTCACCCCATGGTGTAGCCCCCACAGCTTCGTAGAGCCACCCGGCTCATGGTAGTGCTGTTCGATCCACGTCGCGTACGTGTTGCCATCGGAAGCTACGAACGGGGCGAGCGTTCCGTACCGCATCGACGTGAAACCCGGCGTGTTCATGAGCGAGTTCGCTTGCGATGCGAGCTCGGGGAGCGCGGACACTTCGGATCCGGTGACGCGACGCCAACCTGCGGGTACCGCGAGCGTGACTTTCGTGGCCTCGCCGGGCGCTGCCACAGGAATGGACGGAGTTGTGGGTACATCCACTCCCGTCCTTTTCCAGAGGAGGATGGCGGCCCCCGCGGCGGCTCCGCCTGCCGAGAGCCAGAGGAGCGTCTTGTTCGTCATGTGCGCCTGAAAGCCGGCGGCGGTAGAGCCGTGGATTCTGGTCTCGGGCTCAACGCGCTCAACACCTTGTAGGTGCCGTACCCCACAGCGGCCATGATCGTACCGAGCGCAAAAGCAGCAAGCGTGCCGTTGCTTCGCGTCGAAGGCGCCGTGACGTTCTCGTAACAGATCGCGGGGTAAGTGCCGACCGTGCCTTTCGCCCGTTGGAGCACTCGCTGCATGTACGCGCGCGTGTCGCCGACCGTGATGACGCCGTCCCCGCCGATGTCGATCTGTGGGTTGCCGGCGTAGCCGCCCGAACCTCTGACGAAGACCGGCGTGTCGTCTGGTTTCCCGATGAGATCGGGGCGCCCGAGCACCGAGAGAAAATAGTCTTCGATGCGAGCGGGGATTTTCCCGTTGAGGCTCGTCTGGAAGAAGCGTTCCACGAGCGGGAGTTGCTCTTCGGCACTCATGGCGCGGATCTGGGCGGTCGTAGTCCCGAGGGACGCTGCCGTCGAATCGATGAACTGGATCAGGCCGCTGGCCGAGCTGTGGGGGTTCTTCGCGGAGGGGTTGAAGAGGCTCTCTTCGCTGATGACGAGCGCGATGCCGTTCGGATCCCAACCGTGGCGCACGGCCATGCCCACGAGCGAGCACAGGAACGTCGGCGTGACGGTGCCGATTCCAGGGAGCGCGAGCAGTGAGGTTTCGATCTGCATTTTTCAGTTGAGTGGTGTGACAACCCCGGCGGGATTCATCAGACGCATTTGCCCGGCGACTGAGTATTGGAAGCACCCCGACACGGGTGGGTTCACCGGATCTCCAGCGATGTCGTGAATGTAGATCAGCGCACCTATCGTGGTGTTGACCGACTGCACGCGAGAATTCGCGTTCGGATCGACGGTGTACCCGTGTACGACGATCCCGTTCATGACTATGGCGCCCGTTGATGCTGAAATACTATCGTTGATCTGCGCGAACGTTTGGGAGTTCAGGGTACCGCCGGTGGAGACGCTGATTCCAATCGTCACCGCGCTGCGAGCTCCGGCGAGCGGCGTCCAAACTCTGCCTAGGACAGTTGCAAACACGCCTCCCACCCCGAACGCGGTGCCTGTGATGCGCGAGAACAGGGCGTCTCCGGTGTTGGACCAGAAAGTGGCGGTCGAGGTGACACCTTCGAATACGCATCCTGTTTGAGAGAACGAACAATTTATGACCGCGCCTACACGGAACGTGCATTGATAGGCCACGATTCCTGAGGGGCCGCCGCCAACGAAATGGACTTGCGACTTGAACTCGCATCCGCGGAACCAGAGCTGATCGTTGTCGATACGAACGATCCCGCCCCCTGTGGTGCCGAAGATGCACGAGATGAACAGGTGGTCCCCCGACGGGGTAACGCGCGCGTTGTTGGAGCTTGGGGAGATGCCAGGTACGCTGGTGGTCGCCGGATGAACCATGTCGATGAACGACAGGATGCAACCTTGGCCGATGTTGCGCGTGTCCATGTCGTCCGCGCGGAACGTGGTGAGCAGTGTCTCGACCGCGAACGTGTCGCCCGCAGCGGGGAAGAGGTTTGCCAGTGAGGTCGCGCCGTTGCTCCACGTGGAGGTATACGGATGCGTCGGATCGCTTCCCTCGAACCCCCGCACGCATCCTGTGGCTCCGACGTTCGCCGGAATAGAACTCGTAAGTATCCGAAGTCGCTCCGCGCCGGTGAGCACCGGACCTCCGGTTTTTACCATCCAGAATTCTTGTTGTACTCCGGGTGCGCTGTTCTCCGGCGTGATCGAAGAGACCGTCATGGTAGCGCTGAGGCTCTTCGTGCCGACGATGCTGATCGTGACCGCTGTGCTGCGGTTGTCGAAGTATTGTTTGCCGAAGAAGCTACCGACGTCGCCGGCGGCGCAGGTGACCGTGAAAGACGCGAGCATGGTGACGCCGTTGGTTCGGCGGGACCATTCGTCGGCGCTCTTGAGTGGGTTTCCGACGAGGAGTCCGTCGTTGTCGTCGCTGCCGGCGGAAGGATCGATGAAGAGCGGCGGCTCGACCCCAAACCGCTGGTTTGCCGTGGCCTCGAGACGTACCCACACGGATCCTGCGGTTGCGGTAGACGCGACGACGGTGATCCCGTCGACCGCCGCGAGAAGTGCCGCGCTCGGCGCTTTCACGAGCTGAAAGAGGGCTCCGACGCTGTAGACCCACGAGATCGTGCCGTCGCGTAGGCTGGTGGTCGCTATGTCGACCAGCTTCGTGCCGCCAAGGTTGCTGTCGCTGATCCGACGCACTGTGATGGCGGCTCCCATGGCGGCGCCTGCGCCGATGACCGCCAGCCCCGAACGCATGAGCAATTCGCCGTCTGGGATTGCGCCGATCGCGAGCCTCGCCGGCGTGCTCGTTTCCTCGAGCGCCACGACGGTTGGGTCTGGGTACGTAGCCCCCAGGTCTCCGCCGGCGGGGCCGCTGGGGGGCCCGCTCGTTGCCGACGCGCTTGTCGTTGGGTACGTTCCGTAGACGTAACGTCCTCTGCCGATGATCCTCATGTGTGTTGTCCTTCTACGAATTTCTTCTCGGCGTTGACGGCGACGCGGTTGCCCACGTACCAGCCGGCGCCTCCAAGGAGAACCATCCCCAAGGGCCCGAAGGTGAGGTAACCGATGAGTCCCCCGGCGCCGATGCCGAGCCCCTTCACGGTGTAGGCCGTACGGAGCTCTAGCGGCGGGACGGTGTGCTCGTCTCCGAACCCGATCGTCGGGCGTCCGTTGAGCATCATTGGCGCACCGCCTGGAAGACTTCTTGAGCCCACGGTCCGTAGCTTTGCGGATGCAGTCCGTCGCCGGCGAGAGGTGTTTGAGTGGGAGGCACCGTCGTCACGCCGAGCGAGGTGATAGCGGCGCGTATCGCCGGGATGATGACACCTGCCGGAGGTTCGATCCAAACAACTCGAGCACCGATGCCGTGCAGCGCGCTCACGATGTCGTTGTAGTTCTTTCGGTTCGGCGAGACGCCGTCGTTGACTCCGAGAGACACGAGCACGACGTCGGGCTTGAACGTCGTGAGCCAGTCGCCGCACGTGCCGCAGCTTGCGCTGTGCGCAGCCCACGCCGCAGTGGTGTTCCCAACGTGCCCCTCATATTTGAAGTCGGGGAGGAGCTTTTGGAGCTCCGGCCCGAGCCCTACCGCGTACGAGTCTCCGATGAGCGCCACGCGCCGGGCCGGCAAAGACGAGGGAAGCTTTTTGCGGCTGGCAAGTACAATAGCGCTGACACCCCCAGCGACGGCACCGCCTATCGCAATGGCTTTCCAGGGGATTCGACGCGCCATGGCTCGTCCGGAAGGGTACCACGACACCTGATCTGGACACTCGTTCGGCGATCGTGGAGTATACGAACGTAAAACAATGGGAAACCCGGCGCAGGACTTTGAGGCGGCTTTTTGGGGGGATTGCAGCAACACCTTCTACGAGGAGCGCAAGCACTACGTGTACGCTTCTCTCATGGGGATCAAGCGCCAGCACTGGGATTTCGTGGTACCGGAGCACTCTCACATCTTGGACATCGGCGCGGGGCCCGCCTCGATGCTCTTGAAGACTCGAGGGGCCAAGAGGCGTGTCGTGACCGACCCGTTGCAGTATCCGGCGTGGGTCTACTTGCGGTACGCCATGACCGGTATCGAGGCTCTGCACGACCCAGGCGAGACCGTGATCGAGCGTTTCCAGAACGTTCTCGATGGGGGGCACAAGCCTTTCGATGAGGTGTGGATCTACAATTGCCTCCAGCACGTCGAAGACCCGAAGCTGATCATTCGAAACGCGATGACGCTCGGGCGACGAGTTCGCATCTTCGAGTGGATTGATCTTCCGCCTCACGACGGCCACCCACATATGCTCACCGCGTCTAGCTTGGACGAGTGGCTGGACGAGGGGAGCAACGAGAACTGGTCCGGGGGCGACGTCACCGTGCTCTCGCATGACGGGTGCTTTGGGCGTGCATACAGTGCCGTGCGGGGGGTTCTCTGATGGCCAGGCTGCACGTTTTTGCTCTCGCGCACACCGTGTCGAACAAGAAGTACGGTCTATGTGCGTACACCGGCAAAGTGCAGCGTTTCTGCAAAATGATGAGTGAGCGTGGCCACGAAGTGATCCACTACGGTAACGAGGGCTCGGACGATCTCGGCGAGCTGACGGAACACGTCGAGGTGTTCTCGGTAGAAGATCAGGACAGGCTCTTCGGCGGCCAAGAGTGGTACGAGAAGAAGATCTGGCACGCCGCTCCGTTGAGCGGACATCACGTCAATCTTTGGAATAACAAGGCCGTCCGGCGAGCTCGGAAACGCATCGTCGGGCGTCCAGACGAATTTCTCTGTTTGATCATGGGACGCGGGCAAGAGAGTATCGCGCACGCTTTGAACGGTACCGCCGCCGTCGAGTTCGGTGTGGGCTACGAGGGTGTGTTTACGCAACGACGGTGCTTCGAGTCGTACGCTTGGATGCATCACGTGTACGGTCTTCAAGCGCAGCGCACCGGTATTTGGTACGACGCGGTCGTCCCCAACTACTTCGACCCCGGCGATTTCGAGTTTCGCGCGAAGAAGAGCGACTACTTTCTGTTTTTAGGGCGAATGACGCACCAAAAGGGGTATCAGATCGCCGTCGACGTCACGCGCGAGCTCGGGGCGAAACTCGTCATCGCCGGTGCCCCCGGTGAGAAACCGTCAAAAGACGATCACGTCGAGTACGCCGGCATCGCAGACGTCGCGAAGCGGCGCGAGCTGCTAGCGGGTGCCAAGGCTCTCTTCGTGCCAACACACTACCTCGAGCCGTTCGGCGGTGTCGTTGTCGAGGCTGGTTTTTCCGGAACCCCGGTCATCACAAGCGATTGGGGTGCGTTCCCAGAAACGGTCGCGCACGGAATCACCGGATTTCGATGTCGGAGCTTCAAGCAGTTCTTGAACGCCGCGATGCACGTAGATCAAATATCTCCTGAGCGGTGTCTAGAGAACGCTCAGATCTACACGATGGGCAACGTGGCCCCGCTGTACGAGCAATATTTCGACATGATCTCTAGTCCGAGTTGGTACGCGGGGATAACGCGTTAACCGTAGCCCATCGCGACCGGAGGCGAACCCCACGGGACCGACGGCATACGGCGTGCGGTGGCGAGCGTGCCCGTCTTCGTCATGTTGAAGCCGCTCCCCGACTGGTCGATGTTGTCCTGCGGCTCGTTGAGCCACGGGTAGAACCGTACGAGATTCGATATTCGGCTCTTCGGTTTGATCGAGGAGTACTCGTTCTCGAGCTCCGTCTGCGTGAGCACTACGGACCATTGGCGCCAGCCCGTCATTTCGCCGTTCAGCGGTTCGGTGTCTCCGAACCAGTTGAAGAGCGTGAGGTTCCCCATGGTGCCGGTCCACACATCGCCGGTAAGCGTAGCAACCAACGACAAGGCGGATCCTGGTCCGGTTCCTAGGTACAATTTCGTGGTGCCACCGGCGGCAGCCGGGTCGTGTGTCAGTGCGACGAAGGACATCACTGTCGCGCTGAGTGTGCCTACTACTTGATCGACGGTCGGCGTCCCGCTTGTGTAGTTCGTGTAGTGCAGCGTGAGGTTGTTCGGAGAAATGTCAAAGTAGAATTGCCAGTCGAAGTTGCCGCCGCCGCCGTTCACGCCGAGATCGAGAACGGTGACGAACCCGTCCGTGCCGGGGCCGAATGTGTTGCCGGAGGGGCATACCCAAAAACACACCGAGCACGCGCCGTTGAAAGTGCCTAGGTTCGCGTTGTCTTGAAGGTACTTGGTGTTGTTTCCGTTGCCCGCGGTGCTCATGTCCAGCTCACTACGGCAAAGAGGAACAGCGCATCGCCGGCCATCTCGCTCGTAGCTGCGATGCGCTTGAGATAGAACTCTACGAAGTCGTTTGCTGCGACAGAATCGAGGGAGGCACCAGTGATAGTGATGGTTGTCGTTGAGCCCGCTTTGGCGTTCGAGTTCGTTGCCGTTTGCGTGCTGGTTGCCGTCGCAAACGCTTTCGCTTCGATGCTTCCCGTGTCGGTACCTATGGTGATAGCGCCGATTGCGCTCTCCCACTTCACGTTGCCGGTTGTCGCTGCGGCGTACCAGTAGACCGTGACCGTGATGTCGCCCGACGTGTAACCGCGCGCTGGGAAATCCCAGTAGCCGATGTCGCTCACCGCGTAGCCGACGGAGACGACCGGGAAGTTCGTGCCTGCGATCTGGTTGTACTGAGGGATCGCTGTCGCGCCGAATACCTCTCCGCCGGGCAAAAGCACGTAGCCCTTCGGTGCCGCCGCGCCGGTGACTCCAGTGGGGCCTGTCGGTCCAGTGGGGCCCGTAGCTCCAGTTGTACCTGCGCCCGTCGGTCCGGTAGGCCCTGTGGGACCGGTCGGCCCCGTGGGTCCAGCCGGGCCCGTCGCCCCTGTTGTGCCGACGCCAGTCGGTCCGGTGGGACCGGTTGGTCCTGTTGGACCGGTCGCACCTGTCGTGCCCACACCCGTCGGTCCTGTTGGTCCGGTCGGGCCCGTCGCTCCCGTCGTACCAACGCCGGTTGGTCCTGTTGGGCCGGTGGGACCTGTAGGGCCAGTCGCACCCGTCGTGCCGACGCCAGTCGGTCCGGTCGGTCCCGTCGGACCTGTGGGGCCTGCCGGTCCTGTTGCGCCCGTGCTGCCGTCGGGGCCCGTCGATCCGGTAGGTCCGGTCGGTCCGGTAGCGCCTGTCGTTCCGACACCTGTAGGTCCAGTCGGTCCTGTCGGACCCGTCGGTCCCGTCGTGCCTGTCGTACCGACGCCCGTGGGACCGGTTGGTCCGGTGGGGCCCGTTGGTCCTGTAGGTCCGGTCGGTCCCGTCGCGCCGCCGCCACCGCCACCCGGAGGGGTAGCTTGAGGGTACGTCTCTGTGGCGTACCTCCCCCTGCCGATGATGTGGCTCATTTCAGGCTTTCGATTCGACGAAAAATCGCCGACTGAATATTTTTCGGCTTACTCCGATCGAACTAGCTGAGTGCCGTAACGGATCGCAAAGAGATGGCGCTGTCTCTCGGGCGAGAGGCGTTCGACCATCCGCTAAAACCAGTGTCGTAGTGAGGCGAAACCGCACCGCCGACGTTGGCGTGCACGTTGTGGTTGTTTCGGTGCTCTCGGTAGAGCGAGATGTCCGCGAGCGCGCGAGCGCAACCGTTATGGCTGTGCCCCATCTTTGCTTTCAGAGTCGTCAGTTTTCGGCGCATGGGATTCGGGCTCCTCGCTCGGATCGCCGAGCAAATACAAGAGTACAGCATCGGCTAGCAGCGACAAGAAGCTTGTCGCCGCTCCGACGATGAGCGCGTCAAGAATCCGCCCGTGCCCTACCGGCACGACGCCACTCGCGCTCGCGGCGATGCCTACCCACGTGCCGAAACACTGGGAGCATCGCAAGAGCGCGGGCCAAATCCGACGAATCGGATCAAAGAGGGTGCTGCGTACGACGAGAAGAGTTGCGCCGACGAGCGCTGAGATGAGCAGGAATCCGCTCATGCCAGCATCGAACCTCCCGACACGAAGACCCAGTCGGAGCCATTGAATCGTGCGAGCACGAACCCTTTGGCGAGCGTTGGGATCGATGCGATCTGCGCTCCGGCGTTGTTCTTGACCGCTACAACGTTCGCGCCGAGATCCGTCTTCGTGATGAGCATCGTGTCGCCCACCAACTCTCCGCCGCCGGTTTTGAGTGTGACGGTGGTCGGGGTCCCGTTCGACGTCGTGTAGTGGTTGCCGGAGTTAGCGCCAGTGAAACCAGCCGTTGCTCCCGTGCCGTTCAGAGACACGTTCGTAGACGCGCCTGTCAGAGCCGCACCTTCTACGAGAGCGGTACTGGCGCCTCCTGTGACGAGCACAGTCGTTCCTGCAACACGAGTTCCGCCGTTTGCCAAGAAGCTAAGCCAGGAGTCCCCATCGAACGATGAGGTGGCAGCCGTGAGCGCACATGCCCCTGCGAAAGCAGAAGCGCGGAAAATCGCAAATCCAGCCGCGTTTACCGTAACGGCTCCGTCGATGACCGCGTTGTTGCATTGAAGTGCTTTTGCGGTGATGTCTCCGGTAATTATAGATCCGCCTGTGAGGATCACCACAGCGCTGTCGGCCGCGACCCCTGCGGTGAGATCGCCGGTGCACTGCGCGTTGTTGAGCGATATCGACGCCAACGTCGTGGTCGTGCTGGAATCGAACCCGCCTATGACCGCAGAGGATCCTCCAGGCTCTTCGTCTCCGCTGATGGAGAATAGCAATTCGGGAGACTCGGCGTTGTCGGTCACCGTAATGGTGCCCGTCACGTTGATGTTGTGAAGCGAAGCAATGGCCGCCGGCGCCGCCGCGGTACCTGACGTGTTGGTCCACGAAATATCACCGTCGATGGTCACGCCGCCGGTACCAGGCACCGACATGGAATCGGCTCGGAGCTCCGTCGAGCACCGAGCGCGGAATGCAACGTCTTCCACGTACCCGGCGAGCGCCGGCATGAGCCACCCGACGAAGTTCGCCGCAGAATCAGCCGCCGAGATGGTGTTGTCCCGCGCAGTCATGAACTGCTCGATGGTCTCGTACGGTTCCGCGGCCGATCCGTTCAATCCGGTCTGCGCCGTATCCCCGTCGATGAAACGCTGCCGAGCGAACGGAACGCTCGCGCCGCCGGCGCCGCCTCCGCCTCCGGGGCCTGACGGGTACGTTTCGGTGGCGTAGCGACCTCGACCTATGACTCGGCTCATTGGAATACCTCTTTCAAATCAAATCGACGCGGACAACGGTTGCGGCAAGTGGCGTTGGGCCGCCTCCGGCCGTGTAGTTGAGATCGGCAAGGAGCACCCCGGCCGACGGAATCGGAACTTTCGGCGTTATGAGCGGAATGTCTACGGCGCCGGCGGGAGTCGTATCGTCTACGGTCACTGACCCGATCACGGCGCCTCCCGCGATGACGAGCGTGATCGCCAATGACTCTCCGACGGCGGCGGCCTGCGGGATGAATGCGGTCGCTTTGGATGCGTACTGAGGTACGGCAGAAGCGTTAGCTCCGATCGTGAGAACGGCGCTGGCCGCGACGGTCTGCGTTCCGATCATAGGAACGATCAACGACGCCGGAGACAGAGCCAGGTTCTCGGGAGTAGTGATAGTACCCCCCGCCGCGTTGAGGCTATCCAACGAAATTTGATCGAACGTCGCGATCCCAGTCGCATTGTCGATCGTCACGGCTCCGGTGAACGTGCATTCGACGAATCGTCCTCCGCTCGTGTCGAGCGTGATGGTGGACGGCACAGAAGAACTGAACACGGTGCCTTCGGCGTAGAAAAACCCGCCGTTGTTCATCGTGATGTCAGGCGCGGGGTTTCCACCGAGATTCGAAATACGACACTGGTAGAGCGTCAAGAACGTCGCGCTAGTCGACGAGTAGACGTTGCAACGAGTCAGCGAGACCTGAGAGTTCGGGAGATCTATCTGGCGAATCTGATTCGCGAACGAGGTCGATTCCGACGGGTCGAGGGCGAGCACGACATTGAGCTGCGCCGCTCCGCCGCCCTCTTGCTCGCCGATGTTGACGAAGTACACGTCACGCATCGAAACATTCGCGCTCGCTTCGAGCGTCATCGACGGAAAGAAGAAACCGACCTGCGGCATTCCCGTGATGCCGCACAACGTTCCGGCGGGGATCAGCGCCGGGTCGTCCGTTGGGCTTCCGGCGACCTGGATCACCATGAACCCGGGGGTCAGCGCGGCGATCTCGGCGACCGTCACGCACGGGTTACTGACCGATCCCGTGTGCGGCGCCGCGTGTGTCGTTGCCGGATCGAGGTAGCGCAAATTCGAGAAGGGCAGTACTTCGCCGCCAGCGCCCGAGCCGCCGCTTGGACTGCTCGGGTATACGCTCGTGGCGTACCTGCCCCTACCGATGATGCGGGTCATGGTTCAGATTTTCGAGTAGATCTCGACGAGGCGAGACATCACTTCGGGACGAAGCTTGAGGGTTCCGACCGAACCGATCTCCTCGTCGTTGTCGCTGAGTTCGACGGAGCCGTCTTCGAAGATCTTGAGCTCCGGGCACTTCTTGTACCCGCAGCACATCGTCTCCTGGTGAATCAGCTTGGGCATGCGCGTCTCCTTCAACCGGTCGAGAGTACGACCTCTTGAACGTTGATCACCGAGCCGTCGGATACGGTGGTCAAACCGTCGCCGTCGACGAAAACTTGGATCAAGTGCTCCTCGTTGAGCGGCGAGATGACTTCGGTCTCTGCCATGAAAGGAATGGCGGCCGTAGCGCCTGCGGGGATCGTCATCGTAGCGAAAGACGGTCCGGCGGCGACACCGTCGAGATGCACCGTAACGACGGCGTCTATCGGCGCGCCGGTTCCGTTGGTGAGCGTGATGACGCCGGTGATGAGCAACTGCCCGGTGGCTTTTGGAGTGATCGGGACGTCGTTGTCAGGATCGACTCCGACGTCGATCGCGTTCCACACGATATCCAGGCCGTCAGGCCCGACCGTATTGCTGCCCTTCGTGCCCGTCGCGAAGTTCCGCGCGAACGCCGTCAGCGGATCGCTGCCGCTGCGTCGAGTTTCCGGGTACGAGTAAACACGCATCGATCCTGTACGTCCGACGAACTCACTCACTGGAGCCTCCACGTGCGGCTTTCGCCGCGATGAATTCAGACATCGTCATCGGCACGAGATTGTGCCGGACGTACCATTCGAGACGAGCGAGCCCCTTCGGAGTCGACAGCAGCTCTTTGACCGACTCTTCCCAATTCGGGAACACGAGCGCCTGCAATGCAGGATCCCATTCCCGGTTGGTGTAGGCGCCCTTACAGGAACGGTTCCTCCTGAGCGCCGCGTTGTCGATCACGACTCGCATGGGGGATTACCGCTTCGACTTCCTCTTGCGCTTCGGCTTGTGCGCGTGATGCGCGGGCTTCTTGTGCTTGCTGCGACGAGACGGCCCTCGCGCGCCTCGAGCTCCGCGGTGCCCCTTCTTACCGGTCGCCGCCATGGCGATCAGCCCGACGAGTGCCGCCGCGCCGATCGCGCCGACCACGATCGCGCCGGTGCTCAACTTCTTCGATGCAGGCGCCGCGGGAGACACGATGGCGCCGCCGCCGGCGGCAACGGGCACGGGAGCCGTGCTTCCTCCTGCTGCGGGGGCAGAAGCCGCAGGGGCCGTGCCGCCGCCAGAAGGTGCCGGAGGGGGAGGGGCGATACCGCCGCTCGAGGGAGGCGGGGGCGGAGCGACGGCGGGGGGCGCGGGCGTTGCGGACGCTCCCGACCACGAGCTCTGCGTGGGAGCGTTCACGCCATCGTAGGCGCCCGCGCGCCACGGGTACACGGGTACCGCGGCCATGGGGATGCCGGCGGAGGCGAGCACCGCCTTGAGCTTCCCCATCGTGCCGGTTCCGGGGTACCCGTCGGCCGTGATCCCCATCGAGCGCTGGAACGCCGCGTACAGCCCTTGATCGGCCTGCTTGTAGCCGTGCGCTGAGAGCGCCGAGTTCATCGCCGTGGCAGCGGCGATCTGTGCGCCGCTGTAGGCGCTCGAGGCCGTCGGAGCCGGTGTGGGGGCGGGGGTGACGGTCGGTTCCGGCATGGGGACCGGAGCCGCCGGCGTCGAGGGGGCCGCGGGGGCAGGCTGCGCCGCCCCGGCGCCGCAACCGGCAGGTACGGTCACTCCGCCGAGCGCCGACGAGAGCGCAGAAGCCACGACTGGCTCGTACTTGCCGGTGCCGATGGGCACTGCGCGGCTCGGGTTGGCGGCGTTCCACGCTGCCTTGAAGTTGTGGACGGCCGTGTTCACCGGAGTGCCTGCGCGAGCGACGTTCGTGCAGTAGTTCGGATCCAGGTTCAGAGCCGAGTACGCGGCGCCGGCCGCCATTGCGAGGCTCGCGCCGGATGCGACGGGAGCAGGCACCGGTGCGCTCGAGGCGTTGCCGAGCGCTTTCGCCCACGTGTTGGGGCCGACGACGCCGTCTGGGTTGAGCCCGTGAGCGGTCTGCCACGACTTGGTTGCTGCGGCAGTTCCCGATCCGAACGAACCATCGGCCGTGACGCCGATGATCTTCTGCCAGAGCGCGACGTCCGAGCCGCTGCTTCCTTGCGCGATCAGCGCGTGCGGAGCTGCCGGATCCGCCGGCGTGACTCCGAGCGTGCCGGGCTCACCGAGCGCTCCGACGCCTGCACGAGGCTTGTGCAAGAGCTCGTTGAAGCGCAGCGCTTGGAACGTGCGCTTGCCGGCGACGACCGTTGTCGGCTTGTGGCCGTTGGCGCCGATGAGGGCCGACACCGACGTGCCGAGCTTGCGTGCGATCATGGCCGGGGACTCCCCCGGCGTGACTCTGTAGAACGACATTACCGCTTGCTCCTTCGAGTCCGACGACCCTTGCGTTTGCTCTTGCCGTGCATGGCGACGTAGGCGATCCCACCGAGAACGGTCGCGCCAGCAGCGGCGATACCGACCATGGCGCCGGTGGAAAGCTTCTTGGATGCGGGGGCGATGCCCGCCGCTTCCGTACCCGGGAACGGGGTGGGGTAGTTCTTCGCGTCGAGCGAAGTGACGGTGCGAAGCGCGTCGAGCGTGTCCTGATCGAAGACGCCGTCGGTGCGGAGCACGACGGGGGCGCCGGCGCGGTTCGTCAGCCCGAGGTGCGCGCCGTTGAACCAGTTCTGAAAACACCCCGCCATGCCCGTGATGCTCGGCGTCTGCATGCCAGGGCACGTGGTGTGCGTCTGCTCTCGGATCTTCGAGTCGAGCGTTCGGATCGAGTTCACGACCCACGTCTGCTGCGCCGGCGTGAGTTGAACCCAAGCGTCCGGGTCGCCTGGTGCGGCGAGCGAGAAGCCGCGAGCGCGCGCTCCGCCGAACGAAATCTGCTCACCCACGCCCGAGGTTTTTGCCCACATTGGAATTGGTCCTTTACAGTCGACGCACGCGGCCTGTTGCGGTGTCGGTAAAACGTGTTGAGCGAACCAGCAGTCCGCTTTGAGGATCCCCGGATCGGTCGGTCCGGAAACGGGGACGTCGTCGAGAGTCGGATGCCCGTACGCTTGCGCCGGCGTTGTCATGGAAACCCTGCCTGCGAGACATGCGTCTGCTGTTGCGGAGGAGATGCCACAGTGGCGAAGAGAACGGAACCGAGCGCCGCACCGAGCACACCGCCGCCAAGGGCGCCTTCGAGCTCGGCATCCTCTCCGTGCCCTTTCTCGAGGGAGCGCCCGGCGATTTCACCGATGACGCCTCCTATTGCGAGACCGAGCAAAGCGGCTCCCGTGCGGTTCATGGGAACCTCGGAGTAAGAGGGTGTCCCGTTCCGACCTGAGCTGGCTCTTTGGGTCCGGCGCCGAGTGCGGCACCGATGATGGTCCCGACGAAAGCGCCTACAACGGCGCCGTCGAACAGTGTCTTGTCGGTAACGCGTCCTTGCTTGAGGCTGAGGACGGTGTACCCACCAAACGCGCCGCCGAGCGCGAGCCCGACTGCACTTCCGAACGCAGCTCCGGCGCGGCTCACGGGAACCTCGGGTTGTGCAGTCCACTCACGCCGGCTTGCGGGAGTATGGGCTGCGAGATGGCAGCGTAGATGGCGGTCGCCAGAAGCGCATCGAGAGCCGCAACAACGAGAGCTCCCTTGAGCACCGGATGCGAATCAGAAGACTCGGCGACGGACGCACCGATAGCGCCAGAGACCAAGCCTCCGATCGCGCTCGAGAGTACGTACGCGCCTCCGTTGATCATGGGACGCACGCTCCGAGGTTCTGATCGAACACGAGCGAGCCGGCGATGGCGCCGTATTGAGCAGACGCGGGGTACGCGGCGATGAACTGGTCTTCGGGAGACAACGCGGCGAACTGCCTCGTGACAACAGTCGCCTCGGTGAAGACCGGGTTGAGTGTCGGGTCGTTTTGACGAACGCTCGCGAAGAGCACGACGTCGCACGGCACCGGAATCGGAATGTCGAGCACGCGCTCGCTCCGTTCGGTGCGCCAGGGGTATCGAAGCTCGTGGATGTTGCCGAGGCTCGCGCCGAGCGGAGTGCCCCACGGGCGTCCGCCGTTCGGAGGCGTGTACGGCGCCAAAGTCTGGTAGATGAGCGCGGGCGATAACGCGTCCTGGTAGATGATCCCGTCCGTGTTGGCGGGGTTGCGCGTATCGCGCTGCACCTTGTTGATGATCATCACGTGCCAGGAGATGTTGCCGTCCTGCGGGTGCCAGAGCGGGCTCGTGATCTCCTTGCGGAACGTGACGGTGCTGCCGGCGGGAGGGCCGCTGGCGGCAAGCGGCGCGACACGAGCCGGAAGACGCGCGATGAGCTCGGCGTACTGCCGAATTCCGACGAGGCGCACGCCGCGGTGTTCCGAGCTCTGCTCTCCAGTGCTGAAACTCTGACGCGCGAGCACGAAGAGGTAGCGCGCGTTTCCGATCGTCCCACTGGGTACCGCCGGAACGACGAGGCCGGTGTAGGCGTTCGTGTTGTACGGATCGCTTCCGATGAACCCGAACTCCGAGTTCGGGCCGTTGGTGACGATCTCGTTTCGGCCGTTGTGGAGGATCGAACGGATCGATGGCGCCACGCCGTCTGGGCGTGCCTGCAATCGAATCACGTTGTCGATGCGCTCGTTCATTTCAGCCGTTGGACAGCAGAATCTTCAGGTCGGGAGTTTCGACGCCGAGCTTGCGCAACCGCGCGCGCGCTTCCTCGTCTGAAAGATCGTCGAGCTCCTTCGAGAGGAACTGCCACCCGAGGAACGTCATGGTGATGTTGAACGGTACGCTCACCGGCGTCTGCGTGAGGATTGCGCTCACCTTCACGTTGCTCTGCTTCTGGAGCGGCCACCCGTTGGGCCACGTCACCGCGAACACGTCTGCGAGGGTGCCGAGATCGGTGAAGGTGTCGTTGACGTTGTACTTGGGACCGCCGTACACGGCCATTTGCACGCCGACGCCGATCTGCCCGCTCTGCTTGAGCTGGTTGAAGTACGTCGACTGGAACGGGCTCCCGGGGAAGCTGTTCGGCTGACCGAGGTTGTACGCAATCCGCTCGATGACCGTGTCTTGCGTCAGGTTGTTCTGGAAGTTCTGAACGACCGGCGGCGCGTTGACCGTCGACGAGGAGAACTGGATCGGAATGTCTGCGATGAACGGCACGCGGGGGACGCCGGCCATCATCCCGAAGGCGATCTTCGGAGCGTACAAAGCAAGATTGCGAATTTGGTGGTCGTGCGGCTGCATGTGACTCAACCCTTTCCTTCTGACGTCTTCTTGAACTGAAGGACGTTCGATCTGACGTCACGTTCGGCGTGATGAGCGACTTTCAAGGACATTCTAACAAGCTCCGAGCTGGTTCGTGTGCGCTTGAAGTAGTTGACCTCTTTTGTCACCCACTGGAGATTGCTTTTTTCGTTACGGCCGTTACGGCAGCGAGGAAGAATGTGATCGACGGAAGCATTTTGCCCCGGAACTAGTAGTTCTCCGGTGAGCGCGCACAGGCCGTTTTGCTCGCCCCAAAGCGCTTTCAAAGTCTCGACCCCTCCGTTTTTGACCCTCAACCCGTACTTGCCGCCGATGTTCACCAGCCAGTGGTAGAAGCAGAACCGCGCGCACGTGGCTAGCTCCGTACAAGACACGCAGATCCCCTCTGCGAGCTTCCGTTGTTCGATTCTCTTTTTCGTGCGCACTCGCCCGGACTTCTTATCGGGGTCCAAATAACGACGGCGACCCCGTTCTCGCTCTTTGGCTAGGTACGCCTTCTTGTCCAACTTCGACATAGAAGCGCGCTTCTCGCTCGCATATTTGCGATCACGATCTCGTCTGAGTTGAAGCGCGTCCTGCGTCATTTCTTGGGCCTAAAAACGTTACGGGCGGACGCGAGAGACCCCACGTCCGCCCGCATAACGTCGTACTCGGTCCGTTGTTCAGACCGACGCAGATCCCGTCATGATCTGGGGCAGGTTGGACTGGCAGTACGCCTTCCAGCCACCGGGCATTTCCCAGCCCTTGATCTTGATCGCGAGCTTCAGGATGCCGCCCTTGAAGATCTGGCGGGAGGTGTTGACTTGCTGCGGAACGAGCACGGGGGTCGCGTCGAGCGTCTGCTCCAGCATGGTGTTCGCGCCGCCGACGACGATGGCGCCTGCGGTGGGAACGCCGGACGCCGCGGTGGGCGCCGTTGCATCGACGAGGTTCTCGTCGACGCTGACGTTCACGCCGAAGGGCTCGTTGTTGAGCGTGACGGCCTGGAGCATGAGCGCCTGGTGCACGGCGTCCTGCACGACGAAGAGCATCCCGATGGGGATACCGCGCTCGAGGAAGCACGGGCTCTCGATCGGGCGGTACATCTGGCCTTTGCAGCCGTACCCCTGCCATCGGAGACCGCCCCAGGTGACCGGCGCGAGATCGAAGTCGCGCGTCGGGTGGAACACGCCAACGTTGTTGGTCGCGCTCGTGCTGTTGACGGAACCGACCCGACGGAAGTTGACCGGCAGGAAGATCGTTGACGAGCCCTTCGAGCGGTACGTCGCGTTGACCGCGGCGACGAACTCGATGATGGCCACTTCGCTCGTGCCGCTCGCCTCGGCATCCGCGAAGGACCCGAAGTACGACACGTCGGCCGCCAGCTCATTGAGGACGAGCTCGCGCTGCGAGGTCTTCCACTGAAACTGGTAGGCGTTGATGAAGTTCCAGCCTGCGCGCCAGACGTCGGCACCGAACTCGAACACGGCCGGGCCGAAGTTGTCGCCAGTCGCCGTGACGGACGTGCTCATCGCACGGTTCGTCAGATCGTTCGTGGTGAACACGTCGGGCGAGGGGGGCGGGTTGACCGTCGTCGCCGGCGCAACGAAAGAGTTGCCGATGGTCGAGAAGCTCATCGGCTCGCAGAACACGTGGACGCCGATGCCCTGCGCCAGAATGTCCGTCTGGAGAATGCCGTTGATGAGGAACGTCGAGTCGATCGACGCAACGCCAGGCACGCTGGAGCTGCCCGAGAGCAGGTTCACCGTGTCACCGAGCGTCGAGAGCGCCTCCTCGGACGTGAGGGGGAGCGGGATCGTCCAGACGACCTCCTCGATCACGGGGATGTTGCCGAAGGAGCACCGAAGGCACTTCTGAGCGGCATCGGCCGCCAGCGTACCGTCCGTTGCGGGGACGCCGAGACCGAACGGAACGCGCTTCGGGCGCTCCTGATCCTGACCGAACTTCTTCATGGGCCTACCGACGATGCTCTTGGACATGACTTCTCTTCTCCTGATGCTCGCCGTTTCCTGGGCCGACGCGAGCGGTTGTCTTAGGGGCTACTCAGGGCCCTTCGACACCTCAACCCCGGGGCTCTTTCGGCCTACCGGGGCGGGGGTGTTTCGCGAGGTGTCTCTTACGAGGGGGTACCCGTAGCGAACAGCGGTTCCTCTAGAGGAGCGCCACCGACGATTCCGAGAAACGGATTCTCGTCACCGACGCAGCCACAGTCCTTGTGAGGACGCGCCTGAGGTCCGGGACCGAAACCCGCGGGAGGTCCCGGGTTCCACGAAGAGTCCGGACCACCCGTCGGAGTGGGGCCGGCACCCATGCCGGCCTGTCGCCGAAGAGCCTGCGCCGCGTCCGCGTACGGGCTGTCATCGCTCACGCCCGTCCTAAGTGCCTGAGCGGCATCCGGATAGGGCGAGTCGCCATGAACTCCCGTGGCGTTTCGAAGCGCCTGCCCCGCGTCGGGGTACGGCGAGTCGCCGGAGAGGGCGAACGGGCCCACATCCGGAGCACCGGACAGCGCGCCAGAAGCAGCCGGCTTCTGTGCTCTGTTGATCGAAGCAGCGACCTCGGACGGGTAGAGCCGCGCGATGTAGCTCTTCTGGAGCGCCGGTACCGACGTGTCCTTGCCGACCATCATCGGCATGAGGACGGTGTTCCAGAACGTCTTGAACGCCGAGATGCCTGCACCGAGTGCGAGACCTTCGAGCGCGCCCTTTCCGTACTGGTTCTTGACGAACATCGATCCGACAGCGGGAACCGCTGCCACACCGACACCCGCCGCGATTCGCTTCCAGCTCGGCATCGAGGCGATGTTGAGCACGTTCGCGAGAGTCCCAGCACCGTCCGACGTGAACTTGTCCGTCGGCTTGGTCGCGTCGGTCGGGCAGTACGTGGCTAGGTATCGATCGACACCGTCGGCCAGCACGAAACCGAAACCTGCCGACCCGGTCGCGAGGAGGATCCCACCGATGCCCATGCCGCCGCGCGAGGCGTGCATGCTGTGCCGACGTCGACGAGGGCGACTCGCCTCCATGACGTGAGACGACCGCCGCGAACGACGACGACGCTTCGGGGCCGCCGCGTACATGGTCTCGCGAGTCTTGCGACTCCGACGACGACCGCGCTTCGCGCCCTTCCGTGCCTTCCGACGCCGATGGCCCTTGCGAGCGGCCGTTGCATGGCCGGCGGAGTTGCCCTTCCACGCATGCACCCGACGACGCCGACGACGACGCGGGGCCGCTGCGGGAGCCGCACGACGACGCCGACGAGACCTCTTGGCTTCCACGCGCACGGTTCGCCGACGACGCCGACGAGTCACGGCTGCCTTCTTCTTGGCGCGCCGACGACGCGGGGCTGCGACCGCACGCACGCGCCGACGACGACGCTTGGGTGCTGCGGTCTTCTTCTTCGAGCGGCGCTTGCGTGCTTTTGCCATCTTCTCTTCCTTGGATTCGCGTGCAACGGCCGACGGCCGGCGCGCTTCAGCTATCGGCGCGGGGCTTGAGCGCAACATCGGGTTGCGCCGCGTGGGTTGTGACAATGGGGGACGTCGCTGAGCGAGACGTCGGCTACGCCGCGGTTCGCTGAGCTGAGACAGTCGATCGTCGTAAAGACCCATGTCACGGTTCGTCCATAAGAATCGCAACACGAGATCAAAGCGTCCAGCAATACACGCATTGCGGTGAACTGCGGTCGTGGTTACAGAGGCGATCTCTCTTCGTGCGCCGATCGCACGTAAGGATAAAACGCCAACAGGAACGAACGGTTGCGTGTGTGCGTCGATCCGGAGATCGGCGTCGGATCAACGCGAGTGCGCGATTGAAAATAATCTGCGCGTGTTAAACGATCGGGATACGCGCGTTTTACTAACGTATGCCCGGGTAGCGCAGATCGGACAGAGATACCGGCGCCGCGAGCATTCCTGACGACGCTCCGCTCATGCCCACGAAGTCGCCTTCGCCACTATCCTTCGCCGTGGCTCCGGGCTCGACCCAGAACTCTTTTCGGCTCGGAGACACGCGGCCCACCGCCTGCTTCGTCGTACCGTCCATGCGCACCCAGTCCTTGAAGTCGTCCTGGAACGCCATGAACACGTGCGTCGGAACATCGATCGGATCTCTGTAGCTCGCGCCGATGATCATGGCGGGGATGCCGATCGACATCATCGCGGCGGCGAGACCGATCGAGTGGTCGTCGCAATCACCGCCCACGAAACAGAGTCCACCTTCGTCCAAGCAAAGCGACTGCTCCGGCGTCGCCATGAACTCCCCCATCACAGGATCGGCGATGTACGGCACCTTTTTTCGGAAGGCATCCAGTACTGCCTGTGCCTTCTGACGGCGCCCGCCGGTCGACACGCCGGCCTTGTCGAGCACCTGCGTGACCCACGCTCGGAGGCGCGGGCTCATCCGCGCTTTCCACGCGCGCTCGGCGACCTCGTTCAACGAGAGCCGAGCTCCTTTTCCTCCAGCCGGGTGCGGTCTCGCGTCAGTCTGCACGCCCACTACAGGCTTATCGATCACGACGGATCCTTCTTCCAGGGGCCAATGGTGTCGCGTTGTCCAGATCGTCGTCGTGGGCTTACTCGGCGCACACGACGACGAGTAGAGGGCTTCGCTTTGGTGGCGTAGTAGATCGCGCCGCCGACAGCGCCGGCGCCGAGCAACCCAAGCCCCAGGATGCCGGCAAAGCCGATCCCACGCGCCGCTTGCGGCTGTGGCGGCACTACTAGAGGAGGCGCGGCGGGGGACGGGACCGCAGTCGCCGCGCCGGCGCCGCACGCGGTAGGAGCGGCTCCGATCGCGAGCCTGATCGCATCGGCCGTTGCCTGCTCGTAGGTGCTGGTGTTGATGGGCACCGGCGAGCTCGGATTCGAGGAGTTCCAAGCCGTTTTGAACGCATGAACGGCCGAATTGACTGCGCTCCCAGGCCGAGAAACCGACGCGCAGTAGTTGGCGTCCGCGCTCATGGCGGCTGCTGCGGCTTGCGCCGAAGTGACGACGGTGGCCGGCGGTACCGGCTTCGGATCGATCGTCGCCGGACCGATATCCACTTGTATCTCAGGTACAGGCGGTGGCGGTGCCGGTCGCTCGGCGCCGCCCGCCCCGGCGTCTCCGTAGAACGATTGCAACGCGAGGCGTGCCGACCCGAGCGCGCCCGAGAGCTTCTTCAAGATTTCGGTACGTGCTTGGAACGCCTCTTGTGTGTCGCCGGCGGCGATAGCCGAGTCGAGCACCATGTTGTTGTACTGCCTCGCCTGAGCTGTCGCTGCGCGCACATCTCTCGCGTACGGGGCGGCGTAGACGGTAGGTACGGTTTCCGCTTCGCCTATCTCTCGAACGGACGCATCCACAGCGTCAGCGGCGCTGTTGACGGCGGCAGCGAACTCTCGATCACCGAGAGCGGCGAGAGATCCTACTCTCGCAGCGGCGGCGTCGAGCGCGGCGTAATCGTTGAGCACGTTGGGTGCGCCGACGCCGGGGGTCACCCCATCGTAGTGGGGGAGCGCTGCGAAGTAAGCGCGCGGTCTAGACTCCAAATCGCCGTTGAACCACTTCTCGGGCAACCTGAGCTTCTCACCGGCCCTCAAGCTCTCGAACGAGGCGAATCCGTTCGGGTGAACGACAGGTTTCTTGTGGGGATTCGCGCGGACGAGATCGATCGCACACTTGGGGCAACCGGCCATCTCGTCTTTCGCGGCGATGCTCGCGGGACTGTCGCCGGCCTGAACTACGTACTCCCGCATCCCCAAAGGGTACGCGCGTCGCCGGGGACTAGTCCAGACGAGTTGTCAATGTCTGCTTTTTCGGCTCGACTATTCGCGTTGCGGGTGATGTACGACCGGACGCCCGTCGCCGGAAAGTTGAATTCCTTCGCCCATGACCGCCATTTTCACCAGGGGTCCCTTGAGGAGCTCCTCTAGCTTCTTGGCTTGATCGTAGGCTTGGCGTTCGCCGCCGGCTTCTACCGTGATGCCCATCATGATGCGGTATCGCACGACGGCCTCTACTCGTTCTCGACTTGATCGGTGATCACTGGCTCGCCCCACGCTTCCCTCGATGGCGACGAATGGATCGGCGGAGGCAAGTTCGTGGGCGGCGGAGGAAGCCTCTCCTCTTGCTGCGGTTGCTCTTGATCGACTGCGACCGCCACGTACCCGGGCGGTGGGCGGTATCCGGGGTGCACCTCGACGTAGCCGGGCGGGAGTTGCTGTCGTGGCTGCTGCTGTTGCAGTTGGCGCTCGGAGTTCGTCTTGTTGATCTTCTGGATCTGCTCGCCACCCCACTTGAGGATGTCGGGCAGGTTCGCGAAGCCGGATTCCCAGAGGCGCATGCCGCCGTCGTGCTTGTTGACGACGATCTTTCCGGCGCCGGTGTCGATGATCTTGATCGGGCTATCCTCATCGTCGTCGCCCAAGCCCGACACCGTAGGTGCCTCTTGGGAGCTTCCGGGCATCAGCCCTTCCATTTCGTCGAGCATGCTCCGTGCTGTACGCACGATGCCGATCGATTCGCGGAACTGCTCGACCATCGACGGAGGGCGCTGGGGCGGTTGGTGTTGCTGCGGTGCGCCGGTACGCTCTGGGCCACCCGCCCGTTCTCCTTGCGGGTAGTAAGGAGCCCGTGGGTCGCGCTGGAACGGCCCACGGCTAACCGGCGCCGGCGGTGGCTGCATTTTCTGGAAGAGCTCGAAGCACCGCTCCAGCATCGCCAACTGATCGATCCCTCCTGGCGGCGACGGAGCAGGCGCCGGCGCCGCTACGGGCTGAGGAGCTGCGTGCACGGGTTGCTGCCCCTGCATTTGCTGGAACATCTGAAACATCTGATTCATCATCGCCATCGGATCCATGGGTCCGACTTGCGGTGAAGACACCGGCGCGGTTGCCGGCATTTGCGGTGCTTGGAACGGCGACTGCGGTTGCACCGACGCTTGCATCTGTTGGAACAGTTGAAACATCTGGTGCATCATCGCCATCGGATCAGATCCGGGCGGAGCGCCTACGGGGGCCGCTTGAGGCACCTGCTGAGGCGGGTACGTTTGCGGCGGAGGGTATCCTAGAGGCGCACCGTTCGGCGGGTACATGGGCGATTGTCCTTGCGGCGATGTAACGCGCGTGTCCGGCATCGTGATTCGGCCGGTGCCGCGATACATTTTGCGGTTGGTGTCGAGGAACTTGACCTCGTACTCGGACTCCTCGCACAGGCCGTGCATGGCCCTGATCGCTTCGTAGAGCTCCACCCCAGATCGAGGACGGCTGGTGATCACCCGCGTGACTGCGGAGCCGGTCATGCGCCTGACACTGATGTCGAGCGTGTTCGGAGCCCACACCTTGATCAAGCTCTCGTACATGGTGAGCAAGTCGTCGGTGTTGAACGTGACGTGCTTCTCGCCTCCACGCTTCTTCTTCACGACAGCGTCCATGCGCCGATTGGTGCGCACGCTGTCGGCGTCGACCGCGCCTACGGCCACGACAGACGCCTCGTCTACCATGAGCTCTCCGCCTTCGTCGCGTTCGCCGCCCACCTCTTCCAAGATGTCGGCTTCGTCTTCTTGAGCGGGTATGCCGGCTGCACCCGAGTGGCGCTCGCTTGCGTCCTGCTCGCGTTTTCTACTGCCGCGAGACATTCTGACAAGTCCTGCTTTCAAGACGACGTGGTACCCGACGTGACCGTTGAGCTCTCACCGGGCTCCGGTTCCGGATCATCTTCGTCGTCGTCGTCATCGTCTTCTTCTGTTTCGGCGTCGGTCAGCTCTTCGGCGAAGAGGGTGAACGGCATCGATTCTTCGGTGAGACGCACCTTCGAGATCGGAATGATGTTGCGCAGGCATGGTCTCGACGGATCTGCGGGCGCCGAATACACTTCGACACCGTCGTGATTGACGAACATCCGTACCACCTTCATGCCCGTCGCGAGCGGGTGATCTGCATAGAGCGTCCAGGTGATCGCTTCGGGCTGCTCGTTGAAGAACGGATCGGAAATCATCCGAGTGAGCACGGGTGAGTTCGGGTTCGGCGCCGGCAAGCGCCTCTGATTGTTGGCGGGCGCGTTCATAGTAAGCCGTCCTCTGCGAAACTGAAGTAGCTACGGTTCCGAATGTCACCGCCGATGATCAAGTGATCCAGTAGCGGCAGGTCGATGGCCTCGCACGCTTCGGCGAACGCTTCTGTGGTTTCCTTGTCCGCGTCGCTGGGCTCGGCTTCGATCCCGGAGGGGTGCACGTGCCACAACACGATCGAATCTGCACCGGAGATGAGCGCCATCTGAAGCGTCGGCTTCAAAGGCGCCATCACGCTCGACGGCTCTCCGCGCCCGGTCTCGGCGAGACCCTTGAAACGCAAGTGGATGTCGAGCATCAGAACGCCGAAGACTTCGTTGACCTCATCTCCGATGGCGTCTTCGATGATCTGGTACATCTTCTCGGGCTCGTTGAGGGGCCCGAGCTCGTCGGCGAGCGCGTTGCACGCTGCGAACTTCTCGGCGTCCTTCTCGACCTTGAGGAACGGCCGACACTTCGAGCCGGGCTTGCCTGCGAGCACGATCGGCTCGGCGTCGCGCGGCCGGTGAGTCTTGGCGCGCTCGAAGACCTCTGCGCGCATGAACGCGCGCGGACGTACGATCCGTCCGCCGCTTTCGCGAACGAACGCACGAGCGGGTGCGCGTGCGGGTGTCTCGCACGCGCAATCGGCGCGTTGACGCCGAATGATGTCACGAGCGCCGTACGTCAAGCTGCCTCTTCTTGGTCGACACTGGGCGCGCCGAGAGATTGCGCCGCGTCCTCCGCATCGAGTGGGACGTACTTGCTGCCGCTGTCCGTCTGAACCATGAGCTCGCCCGGCGCGATGTCCGTCACGAAGAACGCGATGTTCTTCTCGTCGAGCACAGGCCGGAAGCCGTTGTTGAGCATGATGTTGTTGATCGTCAACGGCACGATCACGTCACCGACCTTGACTCCGTTCGCGGCGGCTTCCTCGCCGACCGCGTCGATCAAGATGAACTTCGTGACCTTCGACTCGTCGACCAAAACGATCGACGTCAGGGTTCGTCTGATGACCACACGGCCGATGACTTGGTTGCGCCTGGGTACGAATTTCACTGTGACTCCTCGAGTGGTGCGGGCGGTAGTTGTGGGGGCGGTGCGCGTTCGGTGAGAGTAGACGGCGCGAGCTCGGGCGGTGAGGGTACCGGCACGTCTGCTGCGCGCAGCGCTTCGCGGAGGGCCTCTAGCTCGATCTGTGCGGCACTAAGCTCTGCGAGCACTTCACTGAAGTATTCGCGGCTCGGGGCGAAGTACGGTTCGCTGGAAGGACGCCGGACGTCGACCGGCGCGAACATGCGCGCGGCGTTGAGGATGACGAGCGCGCTCATCCGGCGCTCACGATCGGGGCACCCGCTTTGGACGAGAACACCGGGACGCTGCGCGTACGCCTCATCCGTCTCGTCGGGACCCTGAGGGTCCCTTGCGTAGACGTCTGACCGGCACGGCCTCGTCTCGTCCCGCACGGCTTCGCAGCCGTCCGCGTGCGCGCACTGGTTCAAGATCGTAGCGGCCTCTCGCGCCGCGATCTCCCACGCCGTCTTGCTGCGCCACAGCGCGAGCTTCATCCCATTCCAGTCACGGACCGGAATGGGCACCTTCTGGTCCCCAGGAACTTGGAAACCCATCAGTTTGCGAGGATCCATTCAGGTCGCTCCGTCTGGCTCGCGAATACGAAGATACCCCTTGCGTGGCTTCTGGTTGGCAGCCTGGACTAAAATCGATCGCATCCAAGCGCTCAAGTGAATCCCAGAATGACCAGCACGTTCCGCTATTTCGCGGTGCTGCTCGGGGGTAAATTTGAGTCCTACGAATCTGGTTTTCGTCGGAATCTTCACAGGGGTTACCATCCGTTTCGCCGTCGTTTACCCTTGGGTATACTTACGCCCCTGCGAGTAGACGTGTCAAGGCGTTGCGCGTACTCTAACCTGGGATGGCCCAATTCGGCGCCGGATCCCAGCTTGCAGCTCAGTGTCCGGTCGTACCGACCCCGGATGGGTGGCGCACGTGGTCTGACGCAGACGGTCCGATTCCGGACGCTCTAGCGCAGCGCGCGAAAGCCATCGTCGCCGATCCTTCCGTGCCGCTCGGAGCGACCGAGAGCTACCCGCTCCCCGGCGTCACGACGCTCATTCGTGTCGAGCCGCGCGCTTGGGGCCGCGACGAGAAGAATGACTTCGTGCAGGGTTGCTTCCGAAGCGCAGGCATCTACCTCCCGGGCGGGACGTCGGAGGGGGCTGGTATCGCTCCGCCGTCCGGCTCGGGTTTGGACCGCACGATCGGTGTCCTCACGGTGATCAGCCTCGCCGTAGGGACCACTGCCACATTGGTTCACTGGAGACGCGCGTCATGATGCACGAACGAATTTCTCTCAACGGTGTGTCGGTTGTCGGTTTCGGCGACGAAGAAGGAGAGAAGGCGCTGCTCGAGGGGATAATCGTCGCGCCGGCTGTCGGACTCGTCGTGGGTGTGATCGGCGGAACCGTTGTCGGGCAAATGATCAAAGCGGGCGTCGGAACGGCTGCCGGCGCGATCGTAGGCGGCTTCGGGGGCGTAATAGCCGGAGCCGCTGTCGGCATGCACATCGTCAACACCGCTGCGAAGAAAGAGCGCGCAGCCAACCCCACATCGACGACGCCGGCGGCGACAGTCTCTCCGTCACCCGTACCGATAACACCAGTGCCGACACCGGCACCGTCGCCGGCGGCGTCGGGGTGGAAGCCAGTCCAAGCGAACAGCACCGTCAAAGCCGGACAACGGATCGCCGTCGCAGTCGCAGGGATGAGCGGCATACCGCTCCCGCCGGAGTTCATCGCCCAAGGCAGTCGCATGTTCGAGGCGGCGGCAGCGACGAAGCCGGAGCTGAACGCCGTCGCGTACCCGCCAGGATCTTTGCTTCCACCCAACTGGCCAGAAGACGATGATCTCGGTCCTGGTGCGTACCGCTACATGGTCGACGCGCCCGTAACCGCACCGTTGACGTCCGTGGCCGAAATACCAACCGCAGGCATCCCAGAGATGGGTGTGCTCATGATGTTCAAGGCGTGGGCGCGAGACAAGTCATGATCGTCCACTACGGCGGCCATCCCGTAGTCGGTTTCGGTGAAAGCTCCGATCCTTCACCGCCGACCACGAAGACGGCGTCACCGTGGCCGATGTTGATCGCATCGAGCGTTGTGAGCGCGGCAGCCGGATGGGCCATCGAAGAGGTCGCGCACAAGGTTCGAAAGAAGAAAAAACGATGATCAACGAAACCGTTTCCTTCGGTGGCCGTCCGGTGTTGGGGCTCGGAGAGTGCCCCATCATCCGACCAGAGGGGATCTACTACGGCGGCCGTCGCGTCATCGCGCTCGATCCGTCGCTCAACTCGGGGCTGAGTGGCGTCGGGGTCGGCGACGTCGGAGATTTGCTCGCGTACCGGCAAGAGTGGGACCCGTACATCGGAGCGCAGCTCGCGCTCTGGCGGAACTTGGCCGACCTCCTCGAGAGCCTACCGGACACGAAACAGTGTCCGCCGGGCATCTTCACCAAAGCTCAGATCCCCCCGAGCGCGAACCAGGAGTTTTGCTCCTCGTTGTCGCTCGCGCGCATTCGTACGAGCAACACGGACCCGGGCGGCATCCTGACGCAGTGGAATGCCTGGAAGGACAAGTCGAGCGCCGATCTCCTTGCCGGCGCGTCGTCGATGCTCAAGTGGCACCAAGACGTCGTCATGCGCGTCGGCGGCCCCTACACGCAAGAGCTGATCGCGCTCTCGAAGCTCTGGAACATCCCGTTGCATCTCCCGGACGTGCCATCGTTCAGCCTCCAACAGGAGATCCGCGCGCGCATCGAGGGGTCCTACATCTCCACGAAGGGTGTCATCGAACTCATCGGCTACTCCGCAGGCGAGCTGCTCGGAGAAGTACACGATATGGTAGAAGCCACTACCGTAGGGCTCACCGAAACCGCGAAGGGGTTACCCAAAACGCTCCACTGGGCTGGGATCGCCGCCGCAGGCACGGCCGCGCTGGTTGTTGGCGCGCTCATCGTCTATTACGTACCCCGCAAGCAGCAGATCGAGCCGAGCCACACATGAGCGACGAACACGTCCCCGACTCGATCGAAGAGATGGTTCCGCCGCCGTGGGAGCGCACAACTGAGGCCGGAGTTCCTGCTCCCGAAAGTTTCGGGAAGACCCAACCGATCAAATCCCCCAGCGTGGAAGACGTACTCGAAGTTTTCGGTCACTTTCGTCAGGACTTGATCGGACAGATCGACAAGCGAGACGAGCGCATCTTGTTGGCGGTGCACGACATCAGAAGCATGATCGCGGAGCACTACCAACGAGAAACACAACGTGGAGACGAGCACGCCAAACTGATTCGTGACGAGGCGAAACGCGGCGACGAACACGCCAAGTGGCTTCGTCAGCTTCGGAACCGCTCGCACAAGCTTTCGACAGAGCAGCAAGCGCTAAGCATCAGGCTCGCCATGATCGAGCAGCACCTTGGGATCAGCGCTCCAGCCATCCCCCCAGCAACGTTACCGGAGCCTGAACCGGAGTGATCGACACGCCTCCACCGAACGTGGCGCAAGACCTGACCCATGGAATAGGGCCATACTTGCTCACGATGGCGGTCGCCGGCGTCGGCGCGGTGTGGGGCATGATGCGCGGGAAAGACGCGAAGCTAGTCGGCGCGCTCGAGGCTCGCATCGAAGAACAGAAGAAGCAGTACGAAGCGCTGCAAGCCTCCAAAGAAGCTGTAACCGCAAGCCTCGGTGACAAGCTCGACAAGCAACGAGAGAGGTTCGAGGGCGAACTCAGCGACGAACGAATAGCTCGAATCGAAGACGCGCGTCGGACTGCAAGCTTGCTACTGCGCGGGCACATCAACCGAGGCCGCTCGGATCGTCCTATAGAGTGGGACGAGGCTCCGACGGGGGTTCGTGAGTTGCTGGAACTGGTTGTTCCGGGCTTGGGCCCTAACGATTCCCGCCGCGACCCGAGCTTGCCGCCGCCACCGAAGCGCCCGCCGCGCTTGCCGCGTTGAGCTCCGCCCAAGCGAGCGCCGTCCAGTGGTGACTCGACCGGAACCCTGAGATCGAGACGCCTCGAAGCGCCCCGAGCAGCCAGTTCATCGCTTGAGCTGCGGCGGAGGGGGGTCTTCGCCGGCGATGGTCCCACCGAGGAACGCGCCGACCGCAGCGCCAGCGGCGCCGCCCATCACCATCGCGTCTTCGACGGCCTGGCCTCGACTGCGCTTCCGGCCTGCGTTCGCGTACCGAACTCGAGGACGCATTTGCGCGGCGTAGTTGCCCGCCGCCACGCCCGCAGCCCCACCGAGTACCGCGCCGATGGCGCTCCAGACTCCAGTTTTTGCGTTCGACATCGTCTTCCGTCCTTTTCCAGACTCAGTTCGGTGACGCGACGGCGGTCGTCTCGTACGGCACCGCGAAAATCACGCACATGACCGGCACTGCCTGCGGCCCGCGCGCGATGATGAGCCACAGCGCGTCCGATTCGAACGGGAGTTTGGAGATGCTGTGCGCCGATTTCTCTGCGAGCCCACGCATGAGCAGCGGCACTTTCGTGTTCACGTCACGGATTCGCTTGACGTATGCGGTGCGTGGCTCCGCTTGGAACCCAGATGGGTCTTGCTCCGAGATCGTGAGCACGATGTCGCCGCTTCGGAACTGATTCCGCGCGTGACGGTACGCCCCGAAGATCTCACCTGGTTGAACGAGCCTTGTGACCAGCTTCTTGCATTCGTCGGTCGTTCCGGGCGCGAACTCCAAGCCTGTTGCGAGCATGTTCCACATGTTGCCACGCACACGCCGCGACGAGCAACATTGGTTTCCGCCCCAGTCGTTTTTCGCGTGTTTCGAGGGTGGAAGTCACCCCCACGGTCGGCTGGTTTCACTGTTGGCGTTGGGGCACGAACCGCCGCCGTTGAGTGCCACGGAACTGACGAAGCCGGCGATGTAGGCGCCGTAGTAGCCCCAACAGCCACCGTAAATGCTCTGCCGAGGCTCGTCGTACCCGCACACCACGTACGTGCCACCGCAAATTGAACCATTGTTGGTGCAGTGCGCCGCGCCGGACTTCTCGCACGCCCGCATCGCTTGGTTCAGATCGTAGGTGTTGATCGGCACGCAGTCCTGCCAGGTCTGTCCGATGCCGTTGGTGTGTGTGACGAGCGCGCACGTCGTGGCTCCGCCCGTGCCGAGCACTCCACCTGAACCGGCCGACGTGGAGCCGCCAGTCGAGACGGTGCCTCCCGCGCCACCTGATCCGTTCGGTAGCCCCCCATCATCCTCTTCGGGCTGCCCTGCGCTCCCGCCAGCGGCCTTCACGTCGAACCCGCCGTCCGCCGGGGTTGTCGAATCGGCGTCCGCTGTCGTTGGATCGCCGTGGGTGAACCCAGTGAACGACTCTCCGCCGCAACCGAACAGTACAAGGGTTACGAGAGCCGAAAGGGTGGTCTTCATGGGAACGTGTCTCCTGTCTCTCTGGTACGTCGGACGGCTAGAGCTTCTTCCCTACCACCGACAGTTTCCGCTGAGGCTCGAAGGGCACCAACAGCGTAGCAAGCCCCAGGCACACCTGTTTCAACTTCGGTAAGCGAGCCCCTCCGCGCACGTCCGAGAGCTCATCGAGCAACACGCGGGCCTCAGCGCCCGAAAGTTCGATGCAGATGGCGTCGGAGTCGGTGTCGCGTCGAATCTTCAACGGCCGGCCTCTAGAGCTGGATCAAAAAGGCGGCGCAGTAGCCGATCGCGACGAAGACGACGGTGGTGATTACTACGAGGGCGGAAGTCGGAACTCTTTTCATGGGAATCTCTTCGAGTAGTACGCTGCGGCTAGTTGGTCGGCCTTCGAGCACGTTTTCGGGGCGCCACGTCGCACGCAATCGGCGACCGCCACGCTGACGTCTCTTACGAAGAGACGCCGGGAATCTTCCTCTGAACGCGCCTGCGGCACGCACCCGAAGAAAAATAACGCAGCGGCCACCGAGGGTTTCATCGTCGTTCGTCTACTACAAGTTGATGTGCAGCACGAACTCCCCGTGGGAGTCGATCATGAGCGGGGCTGGAACTAGAAACGGAAAACCGGGGAGCATGACCGGTTTCTCTATCCGAGCGAAGTCGTGGAACGTCATCGTTCCCGTCCCGGTCGCGTGGAGGTAGATGCCGGTGCCGCCGACGAAACGAATCGTCAGAACCTCGCTCGGGTTGGCTGGTTCGAAGCAGAGATTCGGCGCAGCAGGATCCACCTCTGCGTAAAGCGCTTCGCCCAGACGGCCTCGGAACGTGATCTTGCCGAAGGGTTGTAGCTCGAACGAATTCGCACTGCCGCAAGTTCCCACACTGATCAGCCCAGTATCCGCGACGCCTTCTAGTCCAGCGAACGGGAGTTGGTCGTACGCTTTCACATCGAATATGCGAGCTGCGATGCCATCGTTGTTGAAGTCGAAAGATGGATCGGCGAACCCCGTACCTGCCCACCGACCGTTCACGGTCAACGAGTTTCCGTTCGCCTTCACCGTGTGCGCTACGAACGCGACCACGAACACGAGCATCAACAAAGCAACTTTGAGTAGAGTGTTGCGCCTATTTGTTTCCATGAGAGTCCTCGATCCTTTTTCTATTCAGTCGGTTTACACGAACCCGGTGAGCACTAGCTCTCCGGCGTAGTGCGCTCCCACGTGAGAGCTTCGTACCGCATGCGTATCGACTCCGCCTTATCGTGAAGACGCATCTTCCGTTCGGCGATCAAGTCCGACTCCGCTAGCTCCTTCGCGACCTCACGGAGTTCGGCGGCCAAAGACGTGGGCGTATCTAGTTTCTCGATCATCCGACTCTCCTGGGTAGACGTGCCTTGAGTCTCGCGCGTGCCCGCGCGCGCCGCTCGAACCAACGTTCAAGCCATCCTGCGAGCAAGAAGCCGCCGACTATCACGACAGCGCGGATCACTTTGCGTTTTTCCCCGAGATGAGGAGCTCGCCCACGTTCCCTCGCTTGCTCGCTTTCGAGTTCACTCGACGAGGCGCTTGGACCTCTTCGATCTTGAAACCTCGATAGAGCTTGCGAGTGAGAGGCGTGTCGCTGTTCGAGAGCAAGACGTGCACGCCTCGCGTGTCTAGTTTCTTCGCGACGTCCCGAAGCCGCTCTTGCTCCGCCAGACCGAAGCCGCCGGCGCCGTAGGCCGTGAAGTTGGCTGTGGCCGAGACAGGAATGTACGGCGGGTCGAGGTAGACCGCGTCTCCGGGGCGCACCCCCTCGACGGTCCTCTCGAAATCGCACGCCGCAAACTTCACTTCGGCCAGGGCCTTCGAGCACGCGAGGATGTTCTCCTCGTCGAAGATCGCCCGCCCCTCTTGCCGACCCCACGGCACGTTGAACACGCCCTTCCGATTCACCCGGTAGAGCCCGTTGAAACCGACCTTGTTGAGGTAGAGCGTGCGCGCTGCTCGGGCGAGCGGCCTCAGCTTGTTCGGGTCTTGCGCGCGGATCTTGTAGTACGACTCCTCGTCTTGCTCGTGCCTCAATCCGAGGAAACGCATCAGAAGCGTCGGGTTCTTTCGGATCATCGCGTAGACGTTCATGAGCTCCTCGTTCGCGTCCCCGAGGACGGCCCGCTTGAACCGGCTCTCGACCGCGAGCGCGAAGAAGACAGCGCCTCCGCCGATGAACGGCTCGTAGTAGGCCCCAATCTTCTTCGGGAGACGAGCGAGGATCTCGGGAAGGAGAGCGGTCTTCCCGCCCACGTACTTCAAGAAAGGATGAGCGGTCACAGTTCGACACCTCGAAGCACATCCCAAATCAAGGCCGCGTTCACCTGCGAGATGTAGACCTCACCGAGAAATGCCGCCTGGCACATGAGTTCGATCGAGCACGCAACGCAACAGAGTTGCCACGGCAACCCGCACTCACAGAGTTCCTCATTCACAGTGTCTTCGCTTTCGTTCGTGCCTTCTTCGGCGGTTTCGTCGGCCACTCCTTCGGGATGAGCCCCTCGAGCGGATCACCAAGCCCCTCCTCGACGCACTTCTTGCCGTGCTCCAGCGCCGCGCCGATGTACGGGAGCGCCTTGAGCACCGCCTTCTCGCTGTTCGGCTTGAACACGAGGTAGGCGCACGCGAGTTGCTGCACGGCGATGTATCGCCTGCTCGCCCGCTTGTCGATCTCTTGCCCTTCGCGGTACTCGCGCCAGATCGCGTCCATGACCTTGCTCGGGAGTTGGCTCCAGTGCCAGCGACAAGCGAACATGCGCGGCGGGACGAGTTCCTTGCAGTCTGGTGCGTGACAGGTGTGGCTCACGGTTTTTTCTCTTCTGGGGGTTCGGACGTCGTACGGATCTCAACGTGAGGTTGCTGTCGGACTCGCTTGGCGATGATGGCTCGCGCCGTTTCTTTGAGGTCTTTCGGCGCGCAGTCTCCCGGTCGTTTGGCATCCCGGAGCGCCCTGACAACCTCGTCGTACGTCAGGAATCGCCCTGGCTTCACGTAGTCTCTTTCTCTCGCGTCAGCTTCAACACGCCGCTCGGCGCGCGGTCGAATAGCCGCGCGATCTCGTTGAGGCTCTTCCCCTCCTCGATGAGCCACATGTAGACGAACCGTCTGGCGTTGGCGATCGACGTCGCACGCCCCTGGCCCTCGTAGAGATCGCGCAACGTGACGTGCAGCGCGAGCGAGTGCGCTTCGATCTCGGTACGCAGATCGATCGCGTCGAGCCGCGTCACGAACCTTCGAAAGGATCGTTTCTCGGTACGACCGCCTTGGATCAATGCGAGACGTTTCGTCACCCAGGCTCCTTCTTCACGAACTCCACTTTGACGGTGAACCCGTCGCCAGCGTAGATCTCTCGACGCGCGACGCGCTGGGCTACGACGCCCAAAGCGGCAATCACGGCCTCTTCCTCCGCTACCCCATTCGAGTAGTAGCTTCTGATCGTCGAGCCTTCCACGTTGATGAGCGTGGTTGCTTCCATCGGGGTCATATTCACGCGAATCACGTAGGGGTTCATGTGTTCTTCTTTCCGAGAGTCATCTCTTCGACGTCGGATGACACCTTCCACGGATCGACGGATGACTCGCACGCCGGACAGGGTTTGCGGCAATGGATTCGCATTTTCCCATCGTCTCCGATCGTCACCTTCGTGTGCGAGCGGTAGACGGCTTCGCAACGACAGTAGACAGTGTTCTCTGGGTACTTGTCGAAGATCGACCAGTCGATGACACTCACGGTTTTCTCCATTTCTGGTCTTCGATGTCGCCGCGCACCGCAGAGACGATGCTCAAGATCAAGCCGAAGACGGCGAGGTACACGGGAGCGCTGATGCCGAAGAGGATCACGGCGAGGATGAGCATCCCGATCGTAGCCACCATGATGAGACAGATCCCCGCGAACATGAACGTCCGCGGCCAACGCCTAGTCGCGTTCGGGAACAACTCACCCATCGTCTTGTCTCGAAATCTCATTTCCGTTTCCCTATCTTCTTGAGCGCGGCGGCGAGCCTCGAGAGGCCCTCGTCCTTCGGCCCGGTGAGCGCCTCCTTGAACCCATCTCCGCCGTCTGTTTCGATCAGGTCGAGGTAGTTGTCGATCTTGTTGATGACGGCATGGAGGATGAGCTCGTCGCCTGTGCCGCGCGCGATGACGTACTGCATGAGCACGGGCTCTTCGGTCGAAGCGCCGAACCGGTGCGCGCGTGACTCCCACTGCGCCAGCTCGTGAGGCTCCCACACGAGCTCGGCGATCACGCCTACGTTCGCGAACGTGAAGTCGATGCCGGTCTTGGTGCTGTCGATGTTGGCTACGAGGCACACGGGCCCTTCGGTGCGTTGGAGCTCGGAGACGATCTTGTGCCGCCGCGTGAGCGACACGCCGCCGTGGATGAACCTTGTCGGGGCGTACTCACCGATGACGTCTGCGATCTTCTCGCAGACGGCGCGTCGGTGGGTGCCTACGACTACGCGCTGCCCAGACTCCAAGTGCCCGCGCACCAGCTCGAGGACGCTCTTGAGCTTGCCGTCCGCGGCGTTGTCGAGGGCCTTGCGCATCGCGCTCTTGTCGCCAACCAAACGGGCGTTCATCGCGATGCGATGCTTTGGCGGGACCGTCACGTCGACGATCTGGCGCTGGAGTGCGGGGAGCTCCTTCATCACCTCCCGTTTCGTGCGGCGGAGGCTGAACCAGTTGAGTCTCTGGCGAAGCTCTTTGATGTTCGACTTGCCGGAGAAGTCCCACACGGTCTTCTTCGTCTTCTCGGGGCCGTCGACCTCTTTTTGCACGGCGTTTGCGTAGCGCATGACGAACGGGAAGAACTCGCCGAAGCGCCCGGGGCAGATCGTGTCGACGGCGTTGTGGAGATCTTTCACCTTGTCGACCGGCGGCGTTCCGCTGAGGCCGATCCGTCCCCTCGCCACGCGCGCCAACGCTCGACACGCCTCGGAGCGCCGGCTGGTCGGGTTGAGGAGGACCTGAAACTCGTCGAAGACGATCGTCATGTCCTCCGAGGCCCACGCGAGGAGCACATCCACCCACGCATAGATGATGTCGTAGTGAATCACGACGACGTCGGTCTTCGCCGGCACGGGCTCCGGCTTGATCCCGTACGGCTTGAAGACGTTCGCCTTCGGCCACCACTTGGCGAGCTCTCCGCCCTTGTCGTCGAGCTCGGGCTCGCGCTCCCACACGCCCCGAACGTGGGCCTCGCACACGATGATCGTCTTCCGCCGAAGCGCGCGCACCGCCTTGGCGGTCTGCAACGACTTGCCGAGGCCCATGTCGTCGCACAGCAGCGCGCCCGATCCGGCCTGATTGATCAGAAAGTCGATCCCCTCTTTTTGGTACTCACGCGCGCTGCCGTACGAGACGAGCAGGTTGTGCGGCCACGTTCGCTTGTTCTCGGGCGGGTCGTCCGCGTTCAGCCCGAGTTCGCGTAACTGATCGACGACCAACTCGACAGCGTCGATGTACCCGACGTGCGCTTTCAGTTTCGAGTCGAAGCGCATGCCCGGGACGGCGCGCGCTACGGCGTTGAGCTTGGGGCTGTAGTAGCCTGCGCCGATCGCCCAAAGCGGCGAGCCCTCGAGCTTGCGGATGCGAAAGCCGCTCATTCGCCCCCCATGATCTTCTTCACGATCTGCCGAAGGTATTTACGTTGCTTCCAAGTAAACTGTCCCCATTTGAGGAAGACAGTAGGCGCGTCCGCTGCGAGCTTGAACTCCCAATCCGTGAGCGGAATCTTCGTGAAGGCTGGTTCCTTAGCGAGTCGCTCGAACGCTTCGGCGAGCTCCTTGTCGTCGCAACTCAAAAGCGGATGGCGCTTCGGAGTGGGTGCCGGGTACACGACCGAGATCGACGGTGACGCCATCGGGCGCATCTCGTCCGGAACTCGCCACGGCTTTCGAAGGTCGCCGGCGTGCGCTACGCCGAACCCGTCGCGCCACACGATCTGGAGTCCGGTCTTGCCTCGGAGAACCTCTTCTCTCGATTCGTACCAGGCACCTACTACTTGTTCCTTTCGCTCGGCCATCATCGAATCGGCCTTTTCGCTTCGGCGAGTTCGGTTCGCACTTTGCGCGCGTGAATCTCGTCGGCGATATCCCAGAGACGATCGGCCTCGTCGAAGTTGTCGCGCTTGAGCGCTCGGCTTGCTTCGCGCACGAAGAGGTCGGAGAGTTCGGCGAGTAGAGAGGGCCTCATGACTTAGACGCCTCCAACACTTCGACCACGAAGAGGCGGGCGTTGTTGCCGCCGCGATCCAAATACCCCCTAAGGCGACTTTCAACCTCCCAACACCAGTCGCACCGTTCGGTGCCGCCTTTGGTCGTAGCCGTACCGCACGTGGCACACGGTACGGTCTCTTCGCGGCCTACGCCGTGGATGGGACATACGATACTCGTGATGTCGCCCGCCACAGAAACGCAACGGCAACTGTCGCTCATCGAAGCACCGTCAGCTTCTTCGCCGCACGCGTTACCGCCGTGTAGCACCACTTCTTCCAGTCTTCTGCGCCGACCGGCCCCGGGCGCTCCGCAACGACGACCAGATCGTCGAAGCTCGACCCCTGCATCTTGTGTACGGTCATCGCATAGCCGAAATCAAACAGACTCCCGGCTGCCGAGAACGTGTGGAAGCCCGTCTCTTCCGCAAGCTCTGCCGGATCGGAGAACGTCTTCTCTCGACCGAATTGAGCCGCGAGCATCGTGTACGGGTGCGAGACGATGTCGTCCTCAGGGAACGCGATCGAGCCGGTGACCTGCGTCTCGCTCACGCCGTGCTTCTCGCCCCTATTGTTCACGATCGGCCTGAACTCGACGTCGCTCTGGAGCACGCCGCGCATCCCGTTCGCCACCGGCGGGCGTCCGCCCTCGGCCTTCATGTTGCGAAGGCAGATCACGTGCTCGCCGTTGCGGGGGAGCTCGCGGCCGTTGCGCGCGATGCCGCGCGCTCGACGGACGGCGACATTGAGCCCGACACGCCGGCGATTTGTGTAGCACGCGATGCCCATCTCGAGCAGCCGTGCCGCCGAAACATCTTCGTACCGCCCCTCGATGGTTTGATCCAGAAACCGGAGCTTGCCGAACGTGACGGCTTCGCTGTCGGCCATGTCTAGGGGGATACGCCCCGTCTCACGGATGATCTTCGAGAGCGCGATGATGGGGTTGCCTTCGGCCTGACGGTGGATCTTCTCGAGGCGGAGGTGAGGCTCCTTCATGAGGCTGCCGACGCCGCCGACCGGCGGGAGCTGCCCGTGGTCGCCGACCGCCAAGATCGGCACACCGTAGCCGCGGAGGTCCCGGAGCATCGAGTCGTCGACCATCGAAGCCTCGTCGACGATGATAAGGCCGTAGTTGCGATCGAGAGATTCCCGGCGAAGCCACTCCTTGCCGCCGCAGAGCGCGCAAGCACCGTCCGCGTGTTTCGGCGCCGGCGCGAACTTGGTCTTCGGTTTGAGCGCGGCGAACGCAGCGCCCGCCATATCGTAGTAGTGCCCACCGGTACAGACCGCGGTACCTTCCGCCCAAGCCATCTCGGCGACGCAGTCCTTGTCGAGGCACGGCTTCTGAATCTCGACCGTCTTTGGCTCGCGGCAATCGCACGGCCGGTAGATGAGCGAATGGATCGTCCCGCAGTAGGGGCGCGCCTCGCGCGACATCTCTCCGTCGCGGCTCGTCCTCTGCGTGCCGACGGTCTCGGTGCCGGCCGCGCGCAGCTTGCGCCTGAGCACGCTCGTGGCCTTGCCCGTGTACGCACAGAACGCGGGAAGGTCGACCTTCTCGGCGACAAGAGAGACGAGGGTGCTCTTTCCGCTCCCGGCGTACCCGCCGAGCGACAGTAGCGGTTGTCCCGACTGGCCACGCATCCAACCGACGATTGTGTTGTACGCACTGAGCTGGTCGGCGGAGAGATCTTTGACGGTAACGGTCATGGGAAGATGCCGGGCCTTTCGACGATTTTCTGAGAGTCTGAGAGTTCTACGTATCGGACTGGGGCAACCTTCCCCGGATTCTTGGATGACGGGGCACATTCGGGGTGAGCAGTCGGACCTCGCCCCGCCACGTGAATACTCGTGATCCGTGTGAGAGTGGAATCGTCAACACCGCAGCCGCAGCGCCGCGGTATCCCACGTAGTGGTTACACGCCGAGTAGTTCATGGCGCGCTGTACTTGTTCGACCGTAAAAGTCGAACTGCGCTCCGGCCCTAAAGTCAACTCGACGAGCCTGGCGGCTGTAACGATAGGGGTCGTGATGCCTTCGTTTTTCTCGTAACGGACAACACCTTTGGCGTGCAGTTCTTCGATCACTCTGCCTAACAATCGGGCGGATCGGTGATGGCGCAGATACGCGCCGGGCTCTTTACCGTCTAGAAGAGCTCGCGCTACGGCGTGTTCTAACGCATCTAGTTTCGGCAACGGCATCACGCTCGTCGCCCCAGCTCTTCTCGGAGCTCATCGATCTTCGCGCTGACGCTGCGGTTTCGCTCGGAGTAATTGATCGCGTTCTTGAGGTGCTCCGTCGACATCTTCACGATCTCGAGCAACGCGCCTCCACGAACGCGCCAGTAACCTACAGGGGCGGGCGGCGGAACGGGTTCGATGTCCTCTAGGCCGGCGCTTTCGCACAACGCCACCTGGTACTGGTACTCGCCTTCGCTCATGTCTTCGCCGCGCCCAAGCGGGTAGTAAACGCTCATCGCTCACCTCGGCACTTCGGGCCCAAGCCCGTCTCGATCGACGTCGGGTCCGTGAGGCGGCGTCCACACTTCCCGCAACGCCCTTCGTGATAGGTGGCGAGGTCCGGGTGCATGCGCCCCGAGACGAGGTACCGCCACACCCACGCGAACGCGGTCTCGCTCTGCGCGTTCGTCGCGATGAGGCTCTTTCGACCGTGGGCGTAGTTGGTTCGACGGTAGATGCACCCGAGGTACTGGTAGCTGCTGTCGTTGTCGGGCCCGACCAAGACGTACACGAAGTGTGACGCGCGACCTTCGGAGGCGAAGGTGGCCTCCACCCGAGGCTTGACGGCCCGGATCCGGTAGGTGAACCGGGTGTCCGTGCGCCGGCTCTGGAAAGTCACGTGGGCGTTCCCGGCGAGCATGAAAGCTACCGTGGCAGCCGGACCGCGCAGCTCGGCGCGGGGGCCTGCTTCGTCCGTCTCGGCTGTAAAAGGTAGGTTCTTTTGCACGATCTGTTCGACGGAGAGGTTCACTGTCTATTCACCTTTCGTATACCTTCCGTTTTACTTCTGCAACCGTCTTTTCTCCCCTTCATTCGTACCGCTTGACGTCTCGGGGCCTTCCGAAGACACTTTGAACTACAAGATGAGCTCTCCCCCGCGGCGCCGCGTCGTCGAGGCTGCCTCACGTAGGCCACGTGCGGAGCTCCACGCGGTGCGTGTGATCTTCGAGCCCGATCACGAGTCAGGCCCGGGGCCCGATTACATGCACGTGTTCGCCGAGGCTGAAGTCGCGATCGAGGGGGTCCCTCAGAGACTCACAAGCGCCGGCATCGCTGGCGTCGAGGGCGATGCGGAAGACGAGTACCTCGACGAGATTATCGATGGGGAGTGGGGCGCACTCCGCGCCGTACTCAAGACGGTGGGGGTGCCCACCGAACAACTACCGCTCGCGGTCGACCGCGCGTGGATCGAATGGAGAAAGTGATGCCCAGAGGCGTTTCAAAAGACCCGAAGCATTTCAAAGAGATTTTGGACAAGGGGGTCATCCTCGTAGCCGGCGAAGGCGACGTGATTGATCTCGATGATCCAGAACCGGTCCGTGTCGCGATCATGTTCGACGTGAACGGCTTTGGGCCACACGTCGGCGCGATCTACGCGATGCAACGCGGTCACGTCGACGGGGCCCTCGAAGAAGCCGACACATTGCTCGAAGAGTGGACACTCGATCACTACCCCGACAGCGACCCAGACCATTTCACGGAAACGTTCGACGGGTTCTCTTGGACACTCTCCCCCGAAGACTTCGCCGACGCCATCGAAGGCACCGCTGCGACGAAGTACATCGAGACGACCGAGGAAGACGAAGACGACGGCGAAGAAGACGAAGGCGTGCTCGAAGAAAGCCCGCGCGCCTCGGAGCCCAACGACGCGAGAGACGTCCTCGAAGGGCTCGGACCGTACCTGAAACATGAGGGTCACGACGCCCCGCGTGAATCAGCGCGTATCGCTCGAATGATCGCTTCTGCCGGCCGTAGTGGCCGAAAGGCTGAGGCGGTGCTCGAAGAGGTAAACAAGCTTATTGACGGGCACGGAGTCGAAGCCCTCCGCGACGAGAACGCACAGGACAGCTACTACGGCGACACCATCGCCACGTACGTCAACATGGGCGACACGTACGAGACAACGCTGCTTTACGACGTCAGAGAACACACGTTTCACGTGACCAGTTGGGGCGACTGGTACGAGGCGTACGAGGCGGAGCAGGAAAACGAAGACGACGAGGACGAAGAAGACGAAGATGAAGGAGACGAGTGATGGCCGGCAAAAAGCACAAGGACGTTGAATACGCGGTTGAAGACGGTAGCGGCAAGGAACGCACCTTCAAGACCTGGGGCGAGGCCGCCGAGTTCGCGCTCGGCATGGCCGCCTCACGCGGCGAGGCCAACCTCGACGTGCTCATCTACAGCACGTTCGGCGCGAAGTTCTACGGCGGCAGCGACGCCGTCGCTCAGTACAAAGAAGATCCCGAGGCGAGCGTCTTCGAACGCTTCGAGATCAGAGTCAACGCAGTAGGGAGAGTTCCATGAACCGGCATTTTCAGAGCAAGACCATGATGGCCCCCAAGAAGCGCAGTGCTCCCGCCAAGGGACGCGGCGGGAGCTCGGGGGGAGCCAACCCTCGCAACGACGGCCGGATCACCGAAGCGCAACACGACGACGCGATGCGCGTGCTTCGAGCGGAGTACTACCAGGGCGTTCGTAGCCTGGCGCAAGAAGTCGCCAAGCGCGTCAAGGACGACGGCGAAGACCAGAACGACGTGATCCACGAGGTGGTCGACGGCTCGTACTGGGTCATCTACACGCATGCGAACTTTCAGGTTCTCATGTGCTCGGACCACCACGACGCCTACAGCGAAGAGTTCGGAGAGCCGGCCGTCTCCGGAGATTCGATCAACTGGGCCGCCCTCGCGTACGCCACGATGGCGCGCGACGTCAGCGATCAGGTCGGTGCCGAGAGCGGAGACCTAGACGAGGCTCCTCGACGGGGGCCTCATTCGCCCACACGCGGGTTGCGCAGTGGGCCTCGCCCCCAACGGAGACGATAATGCCCACGCCGCGTCCTTGGATCGCGCGAATAGGTACGTTCACTCGCTCGTATTTCGAGACAGCGCTTTGGTCGAGCAACGACGAGAGCGACGACAGCGGAGGCGAGCCGCTGGACAAAAACTACAGCATCGACGACTTCGCGCCTGAAACACGCGACAAGATGGTCGCTGACTGTAAAGACTTCCAAACACGTTTCGCGGGGCTGCTCGAATCTAGCGGACTCGACGACGAGAAAGCCGGCCACTACTTTTGGCTTAGTCGAAACGGGCACGGGGCGGGATTCTTCGACGACGATCTCGACGAGCTGCAAACCGCAGCGGAGGGGTACGGTGAATTCTACCTCTACGTAGGTGACGACGGTTCAATTCACGGGTCACCGTTGGACGACCCCAAAGCGGGTGAAGGGCGCCGTGGTGTCGTCAGAGCGCCGCGAGCATCTGCGCAGTGGACCGTCGAAGCGGGTCGGTACCTCGTCTTCAACGGTCGCCCCTTCGTTCATCTCGACAAGGAAGGCACCGACACGAGGCCGGTAGAGGCAGACGGAGCGGTGCAGCTAATCGCCGAACTCTTCAACAAAAACGGGGTCACCCCAGACACCATCTACGCGAAGCACATGGGGCATCCAAGGAAACGCCGATGAAAACACGAGGCACCCTTCGCACACGCGCGGCCGGTCACCGCGTCGCCGACTTCAATTCGCTCGACGACCTCATCCGCCACGCGGCGAACGATCTCGGCGCTACGCACGCGAGCGGAGACGGCGCACAGACGAAGCTCTACTTTCCACGCGGCGGGCAGTACAAGTACGAGGAGGCGACCGTCTGGCGCAAGGAGGGCTACTGGCACGCGCAGGGGCCCGGTGCGCGCGGTATCATCACCCAGCTTCCCCGGAACGCCATGTACCTCCCCGGCGACACCGACGCCCGACGAGGCGCCCCCCGGCGCCATTCCGTCCGTGACTACGAGGCCGTCGACAATCGCGACCGCGTCATCGCTGGCCCTTTCAAGAGCTACGGTGACGCGAAGAGCGAGGCCGAGCGCGTCAGGGGGGTCGTCCGGTTCGTGCCCGCTGGCGGCCGTCAGGCGCCTCCGGGGGCGCGCGAGGCGGGGGGCCAAGAGTTCGAGGTCGTGAATCCGGAAGGCCGCGTGATTTCGCACATCACGGCCCCGACGATCGAGCGAGCTCAAACCGACCTCGCTCGCGGCAAGAACGCGGGTTGGTACCCGCGCGGCTCTCGTATCAAAGGAGCCCGCATGGATGAGGCGCCGCGCCCGACTCGCAGCGCTCACAATCCTGGCGTTCAACGGAGATCGACTCGAAGACGGTAAACGATGCCCGTTCGCTCTAGAGGCCGCGGTTGCTACCAGTGGGGTTCCCACGGGAAGATTTACTGCGGCCGTGGGGCTCGCCGGAAGGCCGAGAAGCAGGGACGAGCGGCCTACTCGCATGGGTATCAAGGACACGAGAAGGAGACCACGATGACGCGCAAGAAGCAAAACACCAAGGTTGCAGGTAGAGGGCGGAGAGTTCGGGGCGTTGTGAGGGCTCCTTCTTTCGCGCCTCAATCGAATGCATCGGAAGGAGCCGAAGCCGCCGGTGAGCAGTACGCCAGCGACCAACTCCAAGGCGACTACTTCATGGACTGGGTTCGAGAACAAATGCTCGAAGCGAGCCGTGCGAAACCTTCCGAGATGCTCCCGCTCGAGACGAAGTCCGACGCGCTCGTGATCGCCAAGAACATGCTCCAGCAACTCTTGTGGGACACACAGCGAGGTTTGGAGAAACGGGAAATGGATGACTTGCTCGGGGCCGTAGGCGTTCAAGGGTCCGACGAGACCGCTACCGCTTTCTACGAAGGGTTCAAGAAAACGCTCGATGCCTCACGCGATTGGCTCGCGGACGAGCTCTTGCAGATCAAACAGGAGATGCGCTCGTCTCGCGTGAGCGAAGCGCGTCGTAGTACGCCGGACTCGGGACCGACAACGCTCACCATCGACGACGGCTTGGAGGCACGACGCTTGAGAGTTGGCGTGCCTAGTAAGACGTTGAAGGCATCGACCGAAACTTGGGTCGTTCACCGTCCGGGAGACCCCGGCAACTCGGTGCTGCAAGTAGACATCTTCAAGCCGCAGGGACGCCCTTGGGCGGCGTGGACTGGCAATTTCACACGCGCTCGAGACCGAGAGATCGCCGAGCGCGTCGCAGCGGCGCGTAACGGGACCGGTGCGCGCGAAGCGCGTCAGACACGCTCCCCAAAAGCCAAAAGGTCGGTGCGGCGACGGCGCTGACCGACCCGATCGCGAACGAGATCGAACTACAGAAAATGGCAGTTTGGTCGTCGCAACGCGAGCGAGACGTGCCCGACGCGCTACTTCTACGTGCCGATCAGATTGCTTCTGGAGGCGGCGAACCCCAGATTCTCGACCAAGACACCTTCGATCGGCATAGACAGGAGATAGCCGACGCGCTCCTCGCAGAACGGGCGTCGTTTCTTCGCACGATACCGCCGTGCATCGACGAAGCCGCAGTAGGCCGCAACTCGATCTCCTTCTTCCTTCGCGACACCGGCGAGGAGATCATCGTCATCTCCGGCAAGAAGCGCCAGGCCGTCATGCGCAAGCTCTTGCACGAGGCGGGCACATGCGACTTCGCTGCGCTTCGTCAAATCGCGTTCGCGCACTTGCCGCCTCGACACGCCGATCCCACCAACATCAAAACCCGCGCCGTAGCCGGCGCAGCCTACAAACAAAACGACATCCGCTCGACGCTCACGCACGCCGTCGATCAGACGACCGAGAAACCCCTCTGCGAGCGCGTGAAGCCGGAGAACATACTCGACGACCCGTACGCGGTAGCCGATGAAGACGCTCCGGCGACATGCCCGGTGTGCGCAAAACGAGACCCTCGTTTCAACGATCCGGAGGCTTTGAAAGAGCCGTCGGCGCCATCGCTCGAGGGCCTGATCGAAAACACAAGCGCACGGTACCCGATCGCCGGCAAAGAAGTTGGCGGCCTAACGGTTCGAGATCACGTACCGAATCTCAGTTCGATCGACGGGTACATGGCCGAGTCGGAAACGCTCCCCGGGGTGCGCGTCGTGCCTATGTCTGACCTCGGCAGCCCGAGATCCGTGTTCTACGCTGCGGACGACTTCGCGCGGAGTGAGCGACTCGCGGGGGCGATCGAAGAGTCGCAAGAGATCAACCCGCTGATCATCGGCGTCGACGAGAAGGGCCCTTTCATCATCGAGGGAGCCCACCGCTTCGTCGCGCTCTACAACTTGAAAGTGAAAGAGTTCCCTGCCATCGTTGTGGTCGGGCGTGAATAGGAGACCCCATGCCGTCGTTGGACCCGCTAGGAGACATCATCTTTTGGTCGCGCCAGCTCTCCGAGCACGCGCTGTTCTTGAACCTCGGGCTAGAGGTCGAACCGTACAAGGCGCAAGCCGCAGCACTTCATGAGGACTGGGAACACGCACGGGCGTGGCTCACGAAATCGCAAGGACTCGATGCGGCGAAGGCGATCGTTTCGGAGCCTACGAAGAACCTGGCCTCCTTCACACAAGAGGTGCTCGATCTTCAAAAATCCGGCAAGTGGATGGGGTGGCTCTTCCCGTTGTTCGTCGATCACACGCTGCGAGAGCTCATCTACTTCGTCGCTCGTGTTTGGGAGGGCGGGCTCCCCACCGAGCTCACGTACTGTCAGAACATCACGTTCATGCGTGAACACGCCGAGTTCGCGGCACACCTCATCGATCCATCTGCGACCGCTCTCGTCGCCGATGCCCAAGGGATCGTCAGTGAGTTCTACAACCTGAAAGGCGGATGTCACGCGCTCACGCAGGACTACATCAACCTCGGTCTCAAGGCGGGCACGCGCCTCGATACGTACTTCCGTACGCAGCCGGTGTCGGCCTCGAGTGGAAAGTCTGTCATTCACCCGGTGCTCGCCGAGCACGTGATTCGTGAAGGGCAACGGTTCCTCGAGACGATAAGCGCGCTCTCTGTGCCCGCGCTCTAACGAGTATCTTTCTTGCCCGGTAGCGGGATCGTCGGCGCCGGCGTCATCTTGGTATCTCGTACAATGGGCGGCACGAACCCGCCTGGAGCGGTGAGTCCACGAGACTGCGCGCGCACCGCCGCCATCTCAGTAGAGATTCCTGTCACCGGCGTTCGGTCCGGATCCGATTGCATCATCCCCCGTAGCCTGTTGCGTAGCGTTGTGACGTCGTTCTCGAGCATCGGAAGCCTGTCGAACACGTCGGCGATGTCGCGTAATTTTTTCACCACCGACGCTCGATCCAAGATCGTCAAAAGAGCCTGGAACTCACCGAGCGCTTTGTCGGCTAGTCTCAACACCGCATCTAACGCCGCCCTATCGGTCGCCACCGCGTCACTGTAACACGAAGGGGGTTGTCAAGGTCCGTGCCACTGGATTACGGTTCCAACATGTCGAACACACACGCCTTCGGGCGCGATGGGGGATCCACGTGAAAACCATAGTAGTTGCGGCGTGGCTCGCCACCGAGCTGGCCAAGTTGCCCGGATCTCATGCGCCTGGAGAGACGCGCGAGGAGTACATCGATCGGTCCAAGGAGGTGGCTACGGCCCTCGCCGAAGAGGCCACTCCGTACGCCAACGGGACCGGCTGGACATCCACCGAGCTAGCCGCCGCCGGCGCCATCATCTGGTACAGCGAGACCCTACTCGACAAGCGCATTCAGGTTGGCGAGCAGCACCCGGTGTGGACCCAGGATCACGGCCTCGCGCGGTGCGGCATGCAGCTCCACGTGTCCGGGCTCGTGCCGCAGGACGTGTGGGAGCGCCTGGCGGGCCCCGGCATCGACCCCATCCACCTGTGCGCTCAGTACGGCCTCCGCGTCGTCGTGGCGCAGGCACGGCAGTGCGGGGTGTTCATCGGCTTCCGGGCGAACCGTGATCGCGTCGCGAAGACGTTCGCGAGCTACGCGAGCGGTGGCAAGTGCGTGCCCTCAGACCGCGACTGGCAGCGCGCAGACCTGTGGTTGAAGATGATGGCTGGCCGTCCCGACCACGAGAAGAAAACGCTCCCGGGGTATCGCCGGGCGGGCCCTCGAGAGATCCCACCGAAAATCTTGTCATCTGCGCGCGGCATCGCATCCGAGATCGGCAGGGAGCCTGAGATTGTCCCAGGATTCAAACGCACGGAGTACGGTCCCGACGGCCGCGTGTTCGTGTCTCTCGTCGAGAAGCACGCCGAGGGCAAGATCGGCGTGTCGGTCTTCATCGAAGACCCACCCACCAAGCACTAGAGGACCGGGAGGGGCACCGAACCTCCCACATGGCGCGGTGCCCCCGTCTCGTCGAAACGAGTGGCGGCGGGTTGGTAGCTCGGGTGCGGAGCCTCCGTCAAGCGTCAGGGCAGCCGGGGATCTTTCCGGTCGCTATCACCTTGAACGCCGACACGAGCAGGGGCCCGTACATGTGCTTCGGCACGGGGATACCCTTCTCTTTCGACGCCTGCTCCAGTGCGGCACCGAACGTGGTTCCTCTCTCGTTCGAGCTCCCTAGGATCTCAACCATGCGCTGGAGCACCGGCGCGTAGGTCATCGGGTCGTTGCACGGGTCTGTGATCATCGTTTCTTCTCTTCGACGACAGCGTCGTTTCCGTCGGTGATGGTGTATCTCAAAAGTCTCGAGTGGGTCCTGAGCTCTGACCTGTCCAGCCACCCGGAGATCGCTTCGAGCGTACGACCGCGAACGACCACCTCCTCAGAACCTCCGTAGAGCATGACGAAGGTCACGATCATGAACTCCGGTGGGCGCATCACGAGGTGGAGCTTGAAAGGGAGCGAGGTGTCGTCTGGATGCTTGCACTCCCCCGTGTGCTTGATCAGTTTCACAACGTCGGCGTTCATCGGCGTGCCTTGATTCTCGGTTTCTTCTCGAGAATCAATCGCAGCTTCTCGAACGCCTTCGCTTCAAGTTGCTGGATTCTCGTTCGGCTCAAATTGTACCGAACACCGATCTCCTCGAACGTCTGTTCGCGGTACATGCGCGATTCGATGATGTCTCTCTCGCGATCGGAGAGCACCGTACGGTACGCCTCACGCAAGCGCCCGTGCTCAAGAAAGTCCGGGGACGGGTCCCACGACGGGATCGTCATCTCGAACTCTTCGCCGTCTTCACCGACGAGGGTCGTCGATTTCGTGCGCAGACGTCCGCCGTACTGTTTCGCCTTCTCTGTATTTCGGACGATCGGCAAATTGATCGTCCAACGCTGCGACCGCACCAGCTCGAAGCACATGTTCCTCACACGGAACATCGCGTACGACGAGAACTTCATGCCGCGTGTCGAGTCGTAGAGAGGTACAGATTGAGCGACCGCGAGGCGACACTCCGAGAGCAGATCGTCGAACAGGTGCGGTACCCTACGCGCGTACTTTCGAGCCCAGACGATCAGCATCCCTTCGCACGAGGAAACCATACGATCTCGAGCGCACACGTTGCCCGCTACTGCGAGCGCGGCGTACTCCTTCGATTCCTCGATCGTGAGAGGTGTCGTGTCCCGAGGGTTGATGTAGGGACCGTTGTTCGAGTTGGCCGCCGGCGGCCTCGGCATCCGCATCGGAGCAACGTATTCGGGGTACTTGCGCCGGCGACGATCTTCGCCGACGGAGCCGCGACGTTGAAGAGGGGAGGGCATCGGGTTCAGGCTTTCTCGGTGCGCGGGCGTTGAAGTCGTTCGAGCATGCGTCGGTAGCGGTTGATCTCTTCCCTGAGAGCCTTGACCTGCTCGGCGGCGAACTTGGCTTCGGCGTCCCACCCCTCTTCGGTCCACTCGAGGCACCGGGCGATCCACTCGGCGTGCTCGTACTGGGCCCTGGTGAGCTTCTGGGCGATCTGGTGCGAATGAGGCTGCCAGACGATCACGTAGTAGAGGCCCCAAAGAGCAGCGGGAATCGCGAGAAGCTC